GACCGGAGGACATTTTTAGAAGTGTGTGGGGGTCTATTCTATACACATACACACCTATACATGGTGAACACTTAAAAAGGCCCATATTCATTGCCCTGAACACTTCCTGCACTTTATCCAATTTAATACCGGAATTATACCGGATTTATACCGGATTTATACCGGAATTGCCCTGTCCATACAGGAAGCTATGTGGACGAGCTATCAGGTAGAAATCATCTATAGATTGATCAGCCTGGACGAGGGACAGCCGGGCCAATCAAACGCAGTTCAGGAAATGAACACTTTCGCTCAATTTCAAGCAATCTAGGCCCGATCTGCCCTATTGACTTATGTGGCGCCGCTTGCTATCCTTATTACTCAACACGCGCACGATTCAGAAAGGCACAAGATCATGGATGCAACCGGCCTCACACTACTAGTTCTCGCGACGACATTCCTGTTCACTGCGAGCAATCCTGTATCCCGTCGGCGCTAATCGGCGCAGCCAATCTATAAAGCTCCGCTCACAGCCCCTAGGACGAACGATCGGCAGAGCACGCACTTGGATACCACCCTGCCTCCGATCGTTCAAATGAACAGGTATACAGGGCAAATGAACACTTGTTTAGGCCGACCCCTAAGCCCGGTAGAACCAGCCCTATTTTACAACATCTATAGATTCCCAAATCCATCATCAGGCGCCACGCTCGACGAGCCCCTGGTGACAAGCTCAGGTAGGACGCCCCTATAGATACGAGCCGCTTTCGAGCTGGAGCTGGTGCTCGACGAGGCTGCTGGAAATGACGGGGATTCTATATGCCGGGCGAAGTCATCTCATGAGATACGGGCGGATCAGGCATCGGCGGTTGTTTGTGCAAGGTGGCTGCAAAACGCGCGTTTTTGTTAGCGTTTTTGTGCGTTTGACAATGGTCTATGGATTTGCTATTCTATTGACTCAGTCGGCGGTTGGAACGGGCGAGCGGAATAACCCGCTACCCTGAAAGACCGAAACACTCTATAGAGTGGAGTTTATGAAAAACAAAAACGGCTCAAACCTCGTCAGCGGAAAGACAATCGTCAACAGCAAGACAATCGCAAAGGAAACGAAGAAAATGGAAAACGGCAAAACGGAAAAACAGCCCGAAAAGAAAGTTTTCGTGGCTTCGGTGGAACAGGGCATTGCAGACCTTATCGCGGAAGGCCAGCTCCCGGCGGAAGTCACGGGGCTGATCGAACAGGGCATCATCAAGGCCGTGATTGATCAGGCCAACGTGGACGAGGACAAATACTCCGGCGATTACATCCGGCTCACGTTGGGCGACGGCGCGAAAACGGATGATGATGTGATCATGGGACTTCTCATGATCGCGAACGGCAACTTGCGCGCGCCGTTCAAGGAAGACGGCGAAACCCGCGACATGCGCAAGCCGTCGTTGGAGAAGTTTGCGCTTTACGGCGCTGATCTGGCCTCGCGTTCGCGGGTGAGCCAGCGGGTCAAGGCAGCGGCTGAAGGCCCGGAACGCGCGATCGAACGCATGGCCGATCAGCTTCAAAAGGCGAAGCCCGGCATGTCGCGTGAAAAGGCAATGGCGAAGGCGGTCGCCATGCTGGAGGATGACGGCGACGAATAGTCGCAATCTATCAAGGCGGGGGACAGCAAACCCCGCCTCTTTTCATCCCGTATATTCCGATATCGTAGTATCCGCTACCGCACCATCCGCTCTCGACATACTTTTCTATATCAACTAATAAATCTATAGGGACGCACGTAGATATAGCGGCTTCCTTTTGTATAGCGACTTACCTTTATATAGCAGCTATACTTTATATAGTCCCACCGACGGGTCCCATTTCCTGGCCCCCCTGCGAAGCATTTCCCGTTAAACACATAGAGCCTATCAAGAACTAACCTAAAAGATAGGGTTGGTTTGGGGATAAGAACCAGAACCGTTCAGTTTTTGAACGCCCAGATAACCGCGATTTCGTTAAGGAAAAGGGGGGTTGACAAAAATCCCCTATCGTGCTAGTCTAGATGCAATCCATCTTTTGCTTCGCAACGATTGGCTCGGGGTCTATCTATTTAGCCATGTTTATAGACGTGAAAGAACTCGCAAGGCGCAAAGAGGAATCGAATAATCTGATCGAGCGCATGTCTGTCGCTCCATCTGAGCCAATCGATGTCCCTCTCGATACCTCCAAGTTCAAAAAAGATGGAACCAACAGAAAGACGCCCGAGTATTCTCCAGAGCAACGTGCACTGATCGGAGTCTCTGCGATTGCGCTCGGACCAAAGAAGGCTGCTGAAGTCCTTGATGTTTCTGAGTCCTATGCCAAGGTTCTGGCCAGGGGAAGCTATAGCACGGCTCTGGACCCAGAGGAACGGGATAGGAGAAATCAGGAACTGAAGGATGCCGTTTACGAAGGACTCGCATCTATCAGGGAGAAGGCCCGCGAGAAATTGATGATGGCACTGGATGGCATTGATGAGGTATCGCTTGGAGCCATCAAGGGTAGTGACAAGGCGAAGGTTCTAGCCAATATCTCCAATCAGCTCAGCTCTGTCATCGACCGAACCATCAACAAGGGCGAGCATCTGCATGATAGCAGAAGCACTCATCTTCATCTCTACGCGCCCGAAACTAGACCGATAACTGCATTCACTATCAAAAGGATTGGTGGAAACACTGATTCTGAAGCCACAGGTTCATCGAATGCCCAATCAAGCTCAGAATGAAACTCGTGAAGATCGAAGGATGGATGGCAAAGTCGTCCGTCTCAACAAAGGATTCGGCTTCATAGAGGGAGTAGATGGCCGAGACTACTTTTTTCATTGGACAGAGCTCGACAAATTCTCGAAGCAATTCCGCAATCTTAAAGTAAACGAGCTTGTCTCGTTTCAGCCAGGAGCGACAGACGACGGGCCACGGGCATTCTGCATAAAGACGGAGTAGAGCAATGTTGCTGATTATTGTCGTCTTGCTCATCTTGTTGCTCGGCACTGGTCCTTGGTATCCATACTCGCGCTCATGGGGCTATGGTCCTTCTGGATTGCTGGGAATTGTCCTGGTGATCTTGCTGCTCTATTTCTTGTTGGGGAGAGGTCGGCTCTAGATGGAGTGGATGCTTCAGTTCTTTCAATACGATCACCTCCCAGAGAAACTTCGGGACGCCTCGAAACCTTTCTGTGATCTCGCGCACAAGGTCGTGGATGAGTTTCCTGAGAATCCTGAGCGGACGGTTGCTCTGAGAAAGCTCTTGGAGTGCAAGGATGCGGCGGTGCGCGCGGTTCTGGCTGGTCCGACACCACGTCGCACGTAACAAGTGCCGCTTCAGATCGAATACTTTGAGGGAGGGGTTCGCAGGACCTGGAGACCATTCCCGCGCCAAGAAAAATTCCTCAGCCTCCCCGATGAGGTCTTTGAAGGCTTCTATGGTGGGTCTGTTGGTGGAGGGAAAAGCGAGCTTCTAGTTCTGCTGCCTGTCCTGAAGGGGTGGTATAGAAAGGCTCAGTTTAGAGGGATCATCTTTCGCCGGACAATGCCGGAACTGAAAGAGTCCCTGATTCCACGTAGCGAGGAGATCTATCGCGCTCTCGGTGCTGAATATAATGCGACAGACCACATATGGAAATTTCCTAGTGGTGCCGTCATTAAATTCAGCTATTTGGAGAGCATGGCTGATGCGAGGTCGCATGACACCTCGGAGTTCCACTACGCAGCCTTTGATGAGCTGACACACTTTGAGGAGGGTGAATACACCTACATTGCTTCTTCTCGTGTTCGCAGCACAGATCCTGAGCTTCCTGCTTGCGTTAGGTCAGCCTCTAATCCTGGCAACATTGGTCACGGTTGGGTTAGGACTCTATTTGTTGAACCGGATCGTGAGGGGCTAGGCGACACGATAATATTCGACGAGAATTCTCAGACATATAGGGCGTTTGTCAGGGCACGACTAACTGATAACCCCTATCTGATGACGAATGACCCGAATTATATCAATCGTCTACGTCGGCTGCCGCCCGCTGAGTATAAAGCTAAGGTCGAAGGAGATTGGTGGGTATTCGCCGGACAGGTCTTTAGTGAGTGGAGAGAGTTCGCTATTGAAGGTGAGCCACGATATGCAGTTCATGTTGTAGATCCCTTCATCATCCCAGCCTATTGGCCCCGTGTTCTGTCGATAGATTGGGGTGGGGTGAATCCGGAGCGAAAGGCTCAGACAGTCGCTGGATGGTATGCAATTTCCCCTGGACGTAGAGTTTTCAAGTATCGAGAATACACGTCCAAGGACAAGATAGCGATCTGGGCGGCTGATGTAGCGCGCTTGAGCACAGAAGAACCGCTCAAACGAATTGTTCTTGATCCATCGGCATGGGCTAATCGTGGGCAACGTCATACAATTCAGGAAGAATTCGTCAAGCACTCCAAGTTCCTCATTACAGAGAAAGCCAATAATGATCGCCTTGGAGGGAAGCAACTCCTTCACGAGTATCTCAGGTGGACCGTTAAGCCAGCTCGTTATATTCCGCCTGAAGGATATAGTGAAGAACTCGCGACGAGAATCTGGAGGGTCCACGGAACGAAGGGTCTTAGGGAGTATAAGGAAATGTTCCTCCCCGAGAAACCGGAGGGGAATCTTCCAAAGCTCCTAGTCTTTCGTGGCTGTAGAGAGACAATAGACGTTCTTCCAAAGTGCGTCTACAATGACCCAAGTAAGGCAGGAAAGAATCCAGAGGACGTCAAGGAATTCGACGGGGATGACGCCTACGATGAGACTCGCTATGCAGTCAATGCAGCTGAGGATCTCCTAGACTCACCCGACGCGCACTTGGAGGAGTTAGTTGAACAAGGTGTCATCGTGGATCGTCTCCAGCAAACAGGTGATCAGACGAGCTACTATCGTGCAATGGAACGATTTGAAGCGAAGCATCGCGGCGATGATCAACCGACTCAGCTCTATCACGCGCCCAAGTTCGGAAAGGTCAATCGAGTCAGGCGCGGACGCTCATTTTCGCATTAAGAAGCTCGGTGCGCGTCTGGTTGACAATGAGCGAGAACTCTACACAGGATACATCAGGCGGCTCGAGGCTGAACTCGATCGCGCGCACGGAACCAATCAGCGTCTCCTTGATGAATTGCTCGCAGCTAAGCAGCCTTATCGACCAGCTGCTAGCGAGTCGCCGATGGAACCCGTCGGACCAAGGACCATGTCATTCCAAGAGGCCGCGAAAAGAGTCAGAGAGTTTGAAAGAAAAAGACTAGAGAAACCAGAAGAGGTCTCCAATGCCAGCGAAATCGAGCAAGCAATATCGTCTGATGCAGGCCGTAGCGCACGGGGCGGAGCCGAAGGTCAAGGATGGGCCGTCTGAAGGTGTCGCACGTGAAATCGTGGAAAAAACACCACCGAAGAAACGTGCAGCATTCGCTGGTCGCGGTTTCGGTTCTCGCGTTCTGAGGGACTGACATGCCAACACCCCAATTGTCCGTCGGAGTTCTGACAGCAATCGCACAAAATGAAGTCTGGGCCTTGCCATCGTGTGATTGCACTGTCTTCAGCGGAGCAATCCTTGACTTCGCCATGCTTCCGGGTGGTCCGTGGACAGCGGCACCTGCATCATGGGCGCAGGGGATGGTTCCTTCTGGTGCATATGTTCGCTGCTCGACTGGGATTGCTCAGGTCATCCTGAAGAAGTAGCAAACCGTTCAAGGACTGAACACTAATGGCTAACGGACCATACGAGGGCGATCCTGAGGATTTGGCTGTTCAAGAGCAAGCTGCTATCTTGGACGAGAATCCTGAGGCGTTGGTTCCGGAGGTCCAGGGTGAGGTCAACGAGGCGAACACAGCGACTGAGACAGTTCTGCCCAAAGAGCTGAGCGACGCATTGATTGCTCTCGTCGACAAGTATGAGCAGGAGGAAGAAGACTTTCGGGAAACGATGCTGCGCGAGTGGAAGTTGATGGAGCACTTCTGGCATGACAATCAACACAATATCTGGTCGGAGGTGGCACAGGACTGGCGCCCAATTCAGAGCTATGCTGATGAAGACGACCTGGACTTGGAAGGTTTCGAACCAAGAACGGTCAACATTTACAAGGCTCATGGTGAGTCTATCATCGCAGCAATGTCTGCTGGAATTCCTGCCACGAAATTCTTTCCTGATGACGCAGACTCTCAGGATGACGTGTCTACTTCCAAGGTATATTCGAGAGCAGCGGAACTTATACAGCGTCGCAATAAAGCACCACTTCTCCTTATCAGATCTCTATACATTCTGTGGAACCAAGGGGTCTGTGCGTATTACAACTATGCACGAAAGGACCCGAAGCTTGGGACAGTGATTCAGCCCGTCCATGGAATGGTTGATCAGGCGCGCGTGGAATCGTATTGTGCTGTCTGTGGCAACAACATGCAGGCTCCTCCCTGTCCGACTTGTGGGAGTCAAGAGCCGCCCCAATCAGATGAGATCACAGAACAGGTTCCGGGTATCGTCGGGGAAGAGGAGATTGATCGGGTTACTGAGGATGTTAAAGTCTTCAGTCCTCTCTTCTTTCGTATACCTCATCGTGCTACTTCTCAAGAGGAGTGTGGATGGCTTACACTCGACACGGAACTCGCACCGGGAGCAGTCATCGCTACGTATGCGAAGGATGTGCCGAACATCAGGGAATTGGTCGTTGGGAGCAAGGACGAAGAGCGGTATGACCGATGGGCGCGAAACCTGAGTAGCGACCGAGGATATACCGAAACGAATCTCGTCACTGTTCGTCAGCGTTGGTTAAGGAGCTGGGCGCTTGAGGAGATCGAGGAAGAACTCATCAGGGAAGATCTTAAACAGAGATTCCCTAATGGTGTATATTTCGTCCAGGCAGGAGATAACTTCATTACGGCCCGAGACGAAAATCTCGATGACCACTGGACAATTTCTACATCGCCCACATCGCCGCATCTGTTCGCGCAAGCTCTGGGAAAATCTCTTAAGCAAATCCAAGAGCTGACGAACGAACTGGTCACGATGACCATTGACAACATCGAGCATGGAACGCCAATGGCCTTGGTGGACGCCGATGTTCTGAATCTCAGGAAATTCAAGGAGTCGAGAGTCGCGCCCGGAACGATGTATCCTGTGAAAGTTCCTCCGGGATCGAATATCGCCAATTACATCCATGAGACGAAGCCGTCGACCCTTTCTGAGGAGGTCCGCTACTTCTCTGGAGAGCTGAAGGAGTTCGGTCAGTTTGCTTCTGGTGCGTTTCCTTCAATCTATGGTGGTGTTGCATCGGGTGGAAGCAATACCGCCAAAGAATATGAGATGTCGCGCGCACAAGCATTGCAGCGACTCCAGATCACTTGGAGAAACGTCTCTGAGTGCTGGACTGAAATGATGAGCAAGGCTGTCAAAGATTACTTGAACAATCTCAAGTATGATGAACGCTTTGTGAAGCCGCACGGAAAGATGGGATACATCAACGTGTGGATCAGAAAGTCCGAAATGACTGGAAAGGTCGGAGAAGCCGTCGCTGAGACCTCCGAGCAGTTCCCGGTCAACAATGTCCAGAAGCGAGATCTGTTGATGAAGATGCTGGAGATGAAGAATCCCAATATCGACGCGGCAATCTTCCATCCCGAGAATGTTTCCAACGTCGCAACCCTGATTGGATTCCCCGATCTGTATATTCCGGGTGACGACGATCGTTCGAAACAGCTCAACGAAATCACACTTCTCTTAACAGGTCAGCCCATCCCCGCTGGCATGGACCCAATGACCGGGCAGCCTCAAATGCAGCCTACGGTCATGCCCGACCAGGACATCGACGACCACGCGATTCACATGCAGACACTGAAATCATTCTTGGTGTCTGAGACGGGTCAATTGGTCAAGGTCGAGAATCCAATGGGTTACGAGAATTGTCTGGCTCATTACAAAGCGCACGAAATGGGTCAGATGATGATGTCTATGAAGCAGGGGATGATGACTGGAGGCGCCGGCGGACCAGAGTCTGAAGTTCCTGGGGATGAAGAAAATCCCAATGTCGAGGCTCCTCAGGGAGTCGAAAGCGGTCAAGCATAAGGAGTTGCTAAATGAGCTATGATTTGAATCGTTGCCCTCAGAGTGAAGCGGAAATGATGGATTACGTTTTCGCTCTCTTCGGTCGGTCCATCGGGCAACCGGCGAATGATTGGAAGGGAGTGATGCAGAACTCCAATCTTCCACAGAACGTCTACACTCCAGGGCTGAAGGCGAACGCGAACTGGCCCAACTTCGGCGTCACCCAGATGTGGTCGGACGGACCTCGTGGGCGCATCTTCCTCCCGGCGGCAAAGGCCGACGAGAACGGCTACTACACACGTCAGATTCAGGTCATCGATGATGCCGAAGACGGCTCCGGTGGTCTGGTCTGGAACTGGCGATGGATCTCAGGCAATCCATATTCTCCCGTGACGGGAGCTGATTCTGGAAGTGGAGGCGGTTCGGTTCCTCCTACCAGTTCTGGTCTGACCGAAGCGCAAGTTCAGGCGATGATCGACGACAGCATCGCACAGGCGATCGAAGGATTCACTGGCGTCAAGCTGGGCGACAAGATCGCACTCCGCACCAACTCGGGTCTGCTCATGGGCATCAAGGGTGGTGGGCCGACAGAGGTGGATGCTCCCATCGAATTCATCGGCAAGGACGGCGACCCGCACGCCTGGGAGTCCCTAACGATCGAAAAAGGCGAGTAGTAAGGAGTCCTCAGTATGTTTGGCATAGGTCACGGTTTTCGGTGGCTCCAACCTTTCTATGATGGGGAGGGTGGAGGTGGTGGAGGAGGATCTGACGTCCAAAGTCTCCCAGAAGTTCCCTCTCCATCAGATGCGGATCTTGACGCTCTCGCGGGGGATGACGATGATGGTGACGCTGGTGAAAGCGATGCCGTCACCGAAGAAGAAGGCGACGAGGACGAAAAGATCGAAAGGGAAAAGCCAACTCCAAAGGCCAAAAAAGAGCCAGCCGAAGTTGACGAGGGCGACGAAGATGAGGACAAAGAAGAAGCCGAAAAGCCCGCCGCCAAAGCAGAAGACGACGAAGACAAAGTCGCCGCAAAAGACGACCTCGCGTCGATCAAAGCACTGAAGGCGGACTATCCGGACATCTTCAAGAAGCATCCTGCTTTGCGCGTTGCTATCGCGGAGCATCGTCAGTTCCGGGATATGTTCTCGTCAGTCGATGAGGCGAAAGAGGCCACGCAGGCTCAATCGAATCTTGCGGATCTACGCGAGCAAGTCCTGGACAAGACCGACTTCGGGTTCCTCCTCGACGAACTCAACAGGGCGGATGGGCCAGCAACCGCTCGCCTGGTCCGCAAGATACTTCCGGCTGTTCTGGAACGCTCGAAAGATCTCTACTACGAAATCACCGAGGAGCCAATCACTCAGTTCGTCCACGCTGCATATACTCGCGCACAGAGGAACAATGACAAGAACCTCATGCACTCGGCGATGTATATGTGGCGTTTCCTGGGGAAGGATGGCAATCCATCACCCCAGAAGGCAGGACCGAGTGAGGCGGATCGACAGTTTGAACAGCGAGTTCAGGAGTTCGAGGAGAAGAAACTCCAAGATGCTTCTGGAACCGTCAACACTTCGATTCGCACTGGTCTCGTCGGTCTGATCGAACGCGCTATCGACCCGAATGGTTCACTGAAAGAGACGACCAAGAAAGCTTTGGTTGATCAACTCGTTCGGGATATCGACCAAGAGGTTGCCTCAGACTCGAACCACATGACAAGGGTTCAACGTCTGTGGGCCAACGCAAGACGCTCGTCCTACGCACAAGGGCACACTTCCAGGATAATTTCCGCGTATCTGGAGCGCGCTAAACAACTGTTGCCCAAACATGCGAGAAAGGTCAGGGAAGAACTCAACATCTCCGACAGTCGGCCTAATGGGGGCGAGCGCAGTCCAAGGCCGGTTCAGAGGAGAGAACAAGGTCCGGCAGCAAGGCCCAATGGTGGGAGTCAGGCGAGTCCGAAAACAATACGGGACACCAATCCCCGGTCAATCGATTGGAACAGAACCTCGGACGAAGACATACTCTCAGGGAAGGCAAGGCTCCGGAAGTAGGGAGACGACAACATGGCGATGACAGCCATTCAGGTCGTCGGGACCGAACTGGAAAAGATCGATGACAGAGGCGCTCTTCCAGTTCTGTTCGAAAGAGAGGATACGTTCTACTCTTTCATCGAGAAGCGCCCCGTACAAGTCATTTCGGAACGCGACATGAGGATTCCCCTCGAATTGCGTCCCGGTGGCAAGTTCGGGCATTTCGATACCGACGGCGGCGACATGGGACGTGGTGATGGTCCGCTGTTTGACAAGGCTGTGGTCAACACAGTCAATCTCAAGCACGCGGTGGAGTGGACGAAGAAGGCCGAGTGGGCGACCGACGACCGGCGGAAGGCCGTGGTCAACACTCTGCGCCATCTGCTTGCCACTTCGATGGCCGAATTCCGACGCAACATCGACTCTCTGTCCATGCAGGGTGGAGATGGAGTGCTCGGCACGATTTCGGCCTTTTCGTCAGCAGCTGGCGTCACGACGGCGACGTTGGGATCTGATGGGTTCGGAGCGCGTTTGCTGCGCTACGGGCAGAACATCAACATCTACAACTCTACGTTGACGACGAACAAGACAGCTGCGGCCGAACGAGCCATCTCATTCTACGACGGCCCGAACAAGCAGATTCGGTTCGCGGACGTCGCTGGCCTTGCGAACGGCGACAAGATCGTCGTTTCTGGCCTGTCGGCAACTCCACCTGTCTCGCTTTTGGGAATTCCATATCACCACTCATCGGCAACGACTGGACAGTGGCTCGGATTCGACCGTGCGATCACGCCGGAAATTCGTGGCAACTCCGTCAACGCTGCTGGTGGACTGGCCCTTCCTCACGCGCGCCTCGCCATGAACAAGGTGGGCGATCGTGTCGGCATGGGCAAGGGAAAGAAGGTTACGGCGTGGATGCATCCCGCTCAGCTCGTCGCATACGAGGAGATCGGAATGCTGGTCAGCGTCGTCAACCGCTCGCCCAGTGGTGGTGAGAAGTTCGATGCGTATTTCGGCGAGAACATGACGATTGCTGGTATCCCCATCAAGACTCATTTCTCGTGGGACAAGACGCGCATCGATTTCATCGCCAATGACGCCTGGGGCCGTGCGGAAATGCACGCTCCGGGATTCTATACCGTCGATGGACGGCGAATTTTCGAGATCCGGGGCGCTTCGGGAGGCGTGGCGACGTCACAGGTGTTCTATCTGTGTGCGTCGTTCAACTTCTTCGTTCGCAATCCGGCGGAAATCGCCTACATCTACGGTCTGACAGTGCCCGCGGGCTATTAGGCCACGGTAGTTCGTCGGCATGGGGAGTGGAGTCTGGTGGGTGCCTCGCTCCACTCCCGCTTTTAAGGATTAGCTAATGGACACAGGAAAAGTCAAAATCGCACCCTGGCAGTCTGAGGCAAATGGGATCAACTTTGCCTTGGAGATGAGGTATCACAAGAACGTCGAGCGCAACAAGCCGAACTTCAGGATCTCGTGGTCAACGAACCAGACCGAACGTAGATTTGGGACTTACCATTTCTACTACATGGAACACATTTTCCTCCGTGAAGAAACCGGAGAGTTAGAGGTTCCGAAGTATCCAGATTTCCCCGATTGCTGGGTTCTTGAGCAGTTCGTGTATGCTCCGATTCGGGAACTTCCTGAGTCGAAGAATGGACATTACGAGATTGTATATCCGTTTATGTCCTCCAAGCAGGAACCGCTCGAACCCTTGTTTCGGGTGTGCGAAATCATAATCTGGTGTCTTCGGAACCCACAAAATCCGCAAGAACTAATGAATTATCTGACGGACAGGGACAAGAAGCTGTTCGATCAGGAAATCGGTTACTTCAAGGACTTGTTGGATGACGAAGGGCGCTCGTGGATTTTCATGGACCCGAAGGCTGTCGTGACGGTCCCACGCAATTACGAGCGGCCTGAGAGGACAATAATTCCGGGCACCATCGGAGTTACGAAAGGTGAGCTATGAATCGCGATATTCCACAGGAATCTCTGAAGGCAACTGTCGTCTCCCTCTTTCCGCTCGAAATCAACGAGACGAAACCGGGTCTCTATCCGGGTTATTTCGTGATTCCGGCGGCTCCGTTGGGAGATTTTTCTTTCCTGATTGTTGGTGACGGCATCTACTATCAGGAAACGAAGAACGACGTCAAAACGCAGGTTCGGACCCCGTATTACACGCTGGCGGAGTCAATCTGTCAGGATTTCCAGACATCGCACATTGGTCGCGTGCCTGAAATTGCTGAGCCAGGACTGTTCTGGGTCGCCGGACAGTGGAGAAAACAGGAGATTCGAGACAATTTCGCCGACGAGCTGGACAAGTGGGAGAAAAGACAGCTCGCATGGTTCACGAACCTCGTCGAGATCGCCGATGACACCTACGCGCGCACCCAGAGGCACACGAGTGTGTCGGCGTTGCAGAGATTGGCGGCCAAGAGGCTGTCGATTCAGCGTCCGTGGATCATTCGGACTGGAGAATCGGCCAATTCTTGTCGGTTCTGCAAGGCCGAGGTGCCATACGGCGCCGTCAAGTGTCCAACCTGCCGAGAAATCCTCGACATGGTGGCATATCGCGAGCTACAGGGAGAGATTTCAGGTGTTGCCGAGCCTCTAGGCAAGGAATAACCTCATGCCCCTTCTTGCAAGCGAGGTAATGGACGAGAGCGCCAGCGTCTATCTGAATGACGCCGCCAAAATTCGCTGGCCTCATGCGGTCCTGCTCCCTTATCTGCGTTCTGCGATTGGAGAGTTGCAATCCGAGCTGGAAAGCAATGATCTCCCACCGCTCTATGAGATTGGAGCCATCATTCCTGTCCCTGCGGGTGAGACATTCCTCGACTTGCCTCTGGATTTCGTATTTCCTGTCTATCTGGGTGAACGTGCGCCTGGAGAGACTCGATTTACTGACCTGGTCGAACTTTCTTGGGAACCCGATGCTGACCCGACTGGTAAACTGGAGCATTACGTTTTCAGAGAGGGCACCATTCAGTTCTTGGGTTCTACAGCGAATCGTGAGGTTCGTCTTCGGTATCTTCGATCGCTGAGTGCAATTGTCAGTGAGAATTCAGTCATCGAAGTAGCCAATGCTAAAGGATTCCTTGCTGCTCGGACGGCAGGATTGGCATCTCAGTTTGGAGGAAGTGCCACGACTCGTGGAAATAGTGCCAACGAGCGGGCCGAATACTTCAAGCGGCTTGTCATCAGCACAATTACGAAACGTCTTCAGGACAGACCCGTCCGAAGAAGGAGGTATCTATGGCGGCGGTAGCAACAGAAACTCGGAAGTTTCCAGAGCTTCGCTCGGTCAGGAGCACTGGGACCGTTGTTCTCTCTGGATCGTATGCAACGGGTGGAGATCCACTCGCGATCCCGAAACCCTACACGACGAAGGACCCCTACAACGTCAGCTTCACCAGCAAGAACGGGAACGATTTCGGATGGGACCCCGTGGCGAAGACGATGAAGGCGTTCTCGGCTGTCGGGACGGAACTGGCGGCGGGTGCATATGCCGCTGGATACACGGGTGATGTCATCACCTACATGGCGGAGTTCCCCAAGCTCGGTTAGATCATGTTGGACGAACTGACACCGACACACATATCGCAATGTAACGGCTGGTTCTCTAGGGGACCGAGCGAGATGACGCCTCCCAGCTATCTCGACATAGCCGACAACATTCGATATTTCAACAACGGCTACGAGACTCGCTATGGCACGAGTATCTCGGAAAACGTTCCCGAAGGTGTCCGTCGGTTTTTCCCATATCTGATCGAGGGGCAGGCGGACAGGGTTCTGTATCTGACCTATGATGCTCCAAGCAACACGGGCAAGATATATGATTCCCTGTTCCCTGCCACTCCTATTCATACAGTCGTGGGGATGCAAGACTTCTCCATGATTGTCATGAATGATCGAGCATATCTGTCTCCTCATAATGGGAAGTCAGGGATGCCGGGTCAGTTCATCTACGTTTATACAGGAGGTGGAGTTGTTGCTAGACTTGCTGCTGGTCCAGCTCCTGTTGGTTTCACTCTAATTTCCAGCTCCGACAGCATAGGTGATGGTAAGATTGATGCTGGATTTCGAGTTCTTGCTGTCGCCTATGAGACTGCCACTGGACATATAACCAGACCTGGACCTCCTGGATTCCATTCCAACACATTTGAGGAGGCTTGCCGTATCAGATTGCAGGGTATTGGCCTTGGTCCTGGAGGAACAGTCGCGCGTCACATCTTAGCCAGTCAGGCAATAACGACGAGTTTCGATGGCAACATTGAGGACGTAGAGCTATTCTTCGTAGAATCGGAGTTTGGCGGAGTTCTCAATAACAACATGGCTGTTGAGACAATTCTTGACTTTTATGACTCACAACTAGTCCGTTCAGCAGACTATCTTCGTGACAACATGGAGACGATTCCTGCTGTCCTTGGATTCACGACTTTTGCTGGCAGCCTTGTCGGATGGGCGCCAAATACAGAGCCTTCATCGGTTTATCTCTCACGAGCTGGAGAACCAGAGAGCATCTCGCTTATTGAGGGAGGAATCGAAGTCGAGCCAACAACTGGTGGAGGGGTCACGAACTGCGTGGAATATCGCGGTGCGGCTCTGATGATTCACAAGTCGGGGAAGGTCTACACGACATCGAACAATGGTGAGGAGCCAGTTTATTGGAAAGTCGATAGGGTAGATTCAGCAATTGGGACGTCCGTCTTTGGTGTTGCAGCAATTCTCGACGAGGAAGGAAACACCGTCGATCGATACATCCTAGCAGCCAAAACGGGACTCATTGCTTACGAGGGTAACTTCGAGAATATCCTATCGACCTCTATCGACGACATTTGGATGAGGATAACTCGAACTGCTTGGCACAAGGTCCAGGTCGTTCTTGATCCTATCAATGAATTCATTGTCGTAGCAGTTCCACTGGATGGTTCAGCTGTCCCGAACTGTTTGCTCTACTGTGACTACTCAAATGGTCTGAATGCTGCTGATGTCCGATGGGCAAAGTGGACGTTCCCATATGCGCCGACAGCAATCGGTGTGGATCTTGCCGTTGATGGCAGTCCAGTTCTTAAGATTGCGTCGTCGCAAGGTCATGTCTATTTCCTCGACACATCTGCTCAGGGCGATAATCTGGTGGCAATTCCGCAACCAACAGCCCGGACTGCTTACGTGGGTGATCCAGAAGGCGCTGTTAACTACTACGGCGGGATACGTCTTCGTGCCACAGGGACAGGTGTCTTGGCTCTACAGTTCAGTGGACTGGATGACGTTATTACGGTCAATCCTCCAGGTTTTGTTCTCTCACAGCAGCCCGGTCGCTTACTCCAACGTGATTTCAATCTGAGTAGCCAACTCGGACGCCTGAAAGTGTGGACGAACAACTATGGCGAGCGCTTCAGGATAGCTAGGACTTCGATCTATTCCAAGCAGGAGTTCTTCGAGGAACCTGGATAATGGCAGATCCCATCGCGCTCGAAGACATAGACTTTCCGGTCATCATGGACAATACGGATCAGGCCAAGCGTCTGATTCGTGGACTCCAGTTAGAAGACCCAAAGCTCTATGAATGCATAATGATGCTTTGTGAGCAGATGCGCCAGACGACCCTGGCTATCTCGCCTATCGTCATTACGCTAAGGGAACGCACGCCTGTTGGAGCGCTTCTTTATCCTCCAATCAATTTCACGAACGTCGTAACCAAGCGCACGATTCGACTGTCGTGGGATAAGCCTGATGTCCCGGGACTTCTGAGCTATGAGATTCGATTCGGAACGGTCAGTTGGGATACGTCTCAGTTCGTTCTGAGGACTCAATCGACCCAGGTTGATGTAGCTCCATTTGTTGGTCTGACCGGAACCTTTCGGATCAAAAGTTTGAATGATCTGGGCAACTATTCAGATCTGGAAGCGACGACCGACGTTCTCATCGTTCCTCCTGGTGCGGTTGTCATTACGGGGCAGGTTATTGACAACAACATCTTGCTCCAATGGACTGAACCTCTGACAGGCTCCTACGAGATTGACTACTACGAGATATTCAAGGATGGTGAATCACAAGGTTACATTGAAGGAAATTTCTTTAGTTCTTTTGAGGTCGTTGCAGGTGCTTACCTATATACTATTGTTCCTGTCGACATTGCTGGCAATATTGGAGATCCTGCATCGATAGAGCTTTTGGTCAATCAACCGCCTGACTATGTTCTTCAAGATGAGTTTCTCAGCTCGTTCAATGGAACTAAGGTCAATACGGTCAAGATTGATGGACCTTCTCTGATCGCTTGTGTCGCTCCAGAAACTTGGCAGTTCCACTTTCAAAGTAGGACATGGAGTGATCCTGAAGATCAAATTACTGCTGGATATCCAATTTATGTCCAGCCAACGGCACTGACTGGTTCATACGAGGAGGTCGTAGATTTCGGTGTTGTGATGAAGAATGTCATCGCGACAATTCGATTCAATAGTGAAAAGCTGATCCAAGAAGGAACGATGTTGGTCGTCACCATGATGGCAGTCTCTGATGATGGGGTAACTTATACGCCCTTTGTTCATGGTGCATCACAGTTTCTTCCCTCATTGCGCTATCTCAAACTTCGCATTGAATTCACTGCCAGTGAGGATACTGTGTTGATGAGAGTTTTCAATCTGCTCGTCAACATTGCAGTCAAGCGTGAGAATGATGGAGGCGAAGTAATCGCGAGCAAAGATGATGCTCTAGGAACTCAGGTTTATTTCACGAAAATCTTCAAGGATGTTGAAAGTGTCACGGCGACAATCAAGACGCCACAAGAACCTTTCACTGTCGTTGTGGACTTTCAGGATGTTCCTGATCCTGTGGGATTCAGAGTGTTTGTCTTCGACTCAACAGGAAATCGCGTGAGCAAGACCGTTGAATGGAAGGCACGAGGCGTGGTATGAGAAAAGTAATCCTAATTCTCATTCTTCTCACTGTTCCTTTACAATCGCAGCCGATCCTGAAAGCTGCATGGGATTATCCCGATTCAGAGATTGGAAACATTATTCGATTTGAAGTCAAAATCGACAATGGACAATATCAATCAGTCGGGATTCCAGCCCAGGAAAGTTTCCCAACTACGTTGTCAGGGAATCACACTTATACCTATCCAGTTCCTTTTACAACAAGCGGAACTCATACCTTCGTTGTAAGAGCATGTGATAACACAGAGTGCTCTTTTGATGTAGGTGTAGTTTTCAAGTGGATTGGTCCTCCTCAGAATCTTAGGATTGTCCGATAATGTGGCAGCGTTACAACCAGACGACCCACATCTTCGAGAAGTCCGAGAACAATGGACTGACGTGGGCACCTCTGCCTCTTAATGCTTCTGTTTTGAATGAGGGATCGTTAAGTCCGGCTGTTCTTGGTCCTGTAGCCTATACGAATGTTGCCAATACTTTTACATTGGTGCAGTCTGTCCCTTGGTTGCAAGTTGGTAGTGCTGCAATTCGATCTGGTGTTGGTGTTGGTGGTTACGCATCTGCGATAGAAGCCGTCTATCCTGACCAGAGTAATTGGGCAACGATACGAGCAGCAAATTTCGTCTCCACTGCTTCCTTTAACAATCTCGCAGATTTGACCTGTGGGGCGACCAACTTTACGAATGGCGTCAATGTAACGGCTGGTAACATCACTTGCGCTGGTGCGATTAGCACAGCTCGTGGAACGCAAGGCGACATAACTTCGGGCTGGAATCTCTTCTCAAATGCGCCAATATATCCTGGTCGTCAAGACACTGGCTGGACGGTGCAAACGTCGTGGTATCTGTGCTCACACGCTTCCTATGGGCTGTATTCCAATACCGGATTGTATCTCGCTGGAGCATTGACGGTGGCGGGCGGGGCGAGCATTGGTGGCATACTGACATTACCTTGTGGTGTCTGGCACAACAGCAATGATGGCAATCAACGCTTTCATTTTGGGGCAGGAGCGCCCACCTATATACAAGGCAACGGCATCACTTTCCGCAACAACTCCCAAGTCGATACTGGCACGTTGGACAATGGCGGTAACCTCATAACTGGTGGGACGATAAAATCAGGATGGGGATATGCCTGTCGTGCGGGTGTGTATGGCACTTATGGTGGGAATTTCTTCAACTTCCAGTGGACCGGCGCAATCCAGTGCTGGATCGACGCGAGCTACTTTGGCGACATCACGCTCGCTTCTGACGCACGTATTAAGCGCGATTTCACACCACTAGTAAGTAGTCTTGACAAGGTGCTACAGATGCGTCCGGGGTCGTTCTATTTCTTGCCAGTTAGTGATGACCCAGATCTCAACATGCATCTCGGATTACTCGCACAGGATGTTCAGAAAATCGCGCCTGAGCTGGTTCGCAATACAGGAATGAAAACACCTCTCACTCCAGATGGCCTTGTGCAGATCAATTACCTCGAAATGATCCCAATGCTCGTTGCTGCCATTCAGGAACTAGCGGAGAGAAAGTAATGGAAGAATTAGTTCTGACTGAGCCAGAGGTTACTCCTGAGCAGGTTAAAGCCAAGTATAAGATAATATCTCTAATAATGGATCACGAGACTATTATTCAGCCCCAGCCTCCTCCACCGGCTGTTCAGGAATCGGGATATTTTCGTATCAATTTAAAGGATAATCTTGGTGGCCTATTCACACATACATATATTGGAAAAGAAGCAGTTGACTACATAAAAGCCATCAATACCGGAAACTTTACAACGAAATCCATGAATAAGAGAATCCTGGAAAAGCTATCTGCTGATGGAGTCCTTCCAGGCACAGTTCAAGGAACTCCCGATCCAATCTGAGGTCAATGATGAATCAACCGCCAATTCCAATGCAAGTCGAGCTAGACGAACTTTACAAGATCATTGGGGAGTCGATAGTCGTCCGGCATTATCTGCAGAAACAGATCTTCGAGATGTCTCAGGAAATCGAACGAGTGAGAGCCGAAAATGGCAGATTGGTCGAAGCCGACAATTCTAAGTGATTACGTCCTCTTCGTCGATGAGGCGAAGAATCGTGACGTCGACGCAATCACTTTACAACTCAATCCTGTAACTGGTCCTCCGACTGGAGCAATTAAGCTCGTCAGGGCACCTGTCAAGTTTCAGGAGTGGAGTGGAACTGCATTTGTCGATCGCATTTTAGCTGTTGAGGGAGGCGGCACTGGGTCCAATACTCTAGCTGGAGCACGCACTGCTCTTGGTCTAGGGACGATGGCGATCCAAAATGCCAACGCAATTGCTGTCACTGGAGGAAGTCTTAGTGCTGTGACTCTCCACAACGGCATCAATGTGCATTCTGGGACGTTGACCATCAACCAGAATGCAGGTCATGGACTAGTTTCATACGGTCCTCCAACTTCAGCCGGATATGCTGGATTCTTCGTTGGGTCTGGTGTTTCTGGTGGCTCTTTTGGTCTGATCGCTCAGGCAGGATACGTCAGAGGCGACTACGCATTTCAGATCAGAAATCGAAACGCAGATCGTGTTGGCATGAATATCTACGGAGACATGGTGGCTCATTTCACGCACCGTTTGGTCATCCCGGTTGGCGTTGATGCTTGGGCGCCCCTGTAATGCCGAAAGCTCCTGGCTCAATCTGGATAGATGGAGATACTTTCCACTACGTTGGCTCTGGTGGAGCTGAGTGGAGAACTACTGGTGAGTTCATCAAATATGTCACTGGATCTGCAGCCCCAGGATCTGTTTGGTGCGATCCGTGGGGAATCAATTACGTCAATCAAGCTGGGACTGCTCATTTCAGACTTCCCATTGTCATTCTCAGCACCGTAGCTGGAAGGATGTGGGGATCTATATGGATTGATGGAAACAATCTCCATATTGAAATCGATCCCTATGATTGTTGGGTCCATGCAGACACGGTTCATCAAGATGGCGGTGGTGCATCGACCCATGTGGACCACACAGACCAAGTTGCTCATACAGACCTTGCTCCTGGTGGGCATCAGGATGTAATTCATAACGACGTCCATAACGATTGGCCTCATGGTGATTCTCATACGGATTATCATGATGACTATGCTCATTGGGATGATCATGCAGATGCCCATGATGATGGCTATCATGGTGATGGTGGGCATATGGACCACTATGATGCACCTGCTGGTGGACATTTCGATGTCAATCATACCGATTATTCTCATCAGGATGGTCACACCGATTATCACAATGATGGATCTAGGCTTCATACAGACTCCCATGTCGATGAGCATGGAGATGTTGTGCATTCAGACACTCATTCCGATGTGCCTCATCATGATGACCCAGGTGGTTACAGTCATGGAGATACTCCACACTCGGATGTTCCTGCTGGAGCACATGGTGACGTGCCACACAGTGATGTCCCACATAGTGATCACACGGACGTAGCTCACGTCGACGTTCCGCATGTTGACAATCCGACGTTTGTAGGTTATTAATGTCTGTCGAGTATTTACCCGTTGGTATCGCCTGCAACATCAAGTGTGGGTATTGCTATCAAGATCCCATGCGAGATGCTGGCAATATCAACATGCCTCGCGATTGGTCTCATGCCAAGAGACAGCTTGATAGACTGGGTCAAAACTTTGCTGTCTTTGGTGGTGAGCCATTGCTTGCTCCTATCGAGCATCTAAAGGAAGTCTGGGAATTTGGTCTCGAGAGATTTGGAAGTAATGGAATCCAGACCAATGGATCGTTGATCACTGACGAGCATATTGAGATGTTCGCCAAGTATAAGGTTGGTGTGGGAATTTCCTTTGATGGTCCTGATGAGATGAATGCAGTTCGCTGCTCTCTAGAGTTGACTGCTCGAACTGAAGTTGCGATTCGGAAACTCTGTGCTGTAAAAGTCATCCCATCAATCATTTGCACGATCCACAAGGGAAATAACGATCTGGAACAGTTGACAAACTGGTTCAATGAGCTTGAGGCTCTCGGGGTCAAGCATCTGAACCTGCATGAAATGGAGATCGATTGTGGTCAGCACCATCTAGCACTATCCGAGACGAGGCAGATTGAGACGTTTCTTCATCTCTATGAATGGTCAAAGTTCTCGGCCATGCAGGTTGAGCCATTCATGGACATCAAGAAGCTGCTCACTCAAGAGAATCCTCAGGTCATGTGCACCTGGAATCATTGTGATCCACTGACGACGGCAGCAGTTCAGGGAGTTTCTCCTGATGGAACAATGTCAAATTGCGGTCGGACTAACAAGGACGGGATCAACTGGGTTAAAGCTAACACTCCCGGGCGAGAAAGATATATCTCGCTTTATGGAACTCCTCAGAAGTTTGGAGGGTGTAAAGACTGTCAATATTTCGTTTTCTGCAAAGGGCATTGTCCTGGAACTGCAATCGACGGAGACTGGAGAAACCGAACCATAAACTGTTCTCTCTGGTATTCTCTATTCTCTAGGATTGAGAAGGACAATCAAGAAAATCTCCTAACTTCATGTCAGAAGAAAGCTCTAACTCAGAAAATCTTTGTTGAGCAAGGGCAATCTAATCAGCATGGAGACAGACCTCATGGCGACGAGCATGGGGACCATACAGACTATCCAAAGGGCATTCCAGCGGTTATTCTAGAGCGGAGTCCATTCGATGAATGAAAGGATTGATCTCACTGTTCCAGAGTTCGTGAGAACTATTTGGGTCAGTGAAGAAGCACGATCGGTTTGGGAGCCAAGGATTAGTGTTGTCTCCCAGATGTTCCAACGTGTTGAGGTCCATGCAGTTCGTGAGGGCATCAAGCCAGCAGCTCTGCAAGCCTCTACTCCACAGGAACTTGCTGGTCTAGCTGATGAGACTCTGGACCTAGGTCTTGATGTCGCGCCACTTGAACGATGTGGTTCTTCAGGATCATACTCGAATGCTGCGATTCCCTTTGAGGATGGAAAGCCTTGGGCCTATCGACTGGCCATTGCTCGACATGGTGTTCTTCGTCAATTTTTGAAGGCATGGAAAGCAAAGGATGATCGAGCCATTGGTTCTCTCTTGGGCTTTCCTGATTGCTGCGTGGAATTCTTCCAGACGTATTGGGTCAATGGAGGATTCAGGGACACGACTTATCCGATGGTAATAGAATTGGGTGACAAGACTCATTACGAGGTCAATGGCCCAATTGAATGCAATATTCTCCTCCGATGGCTTGGAGTCAGAGCAGTTAGCCATCTTCCTTGCAGCTTTAACTGTTCAGCAACTGAACGCATGGGCAAGATGCTCCTTGAGTTAGCAGGCCGTCTATTTCCTCAAGAAACCTCATGGCTTCGTGAGATGCTTGACTGGCCAATCCGATGGAATTCGTTGCATGGGATCGTGACCATCACGACTCCTGTTATGCGAATCGTCACTTCCACGGACGCTTTTGCAGAGAAGATCATCATTGATCGGAAGGGGACAAGCTATCCGAAAGAGGGAGCTTCAGGACTCGAATTTCCGTTCATGCGATCCTCTCCGATTCAGTTGCTCAAGAGGAATGCTTTTCTCTGGCGAGACAATGGGTTTGATTCCATCGCTGATATGGACAAAGCCCATGTGATTTTGCTTGAGACCTTGACTAGACTTGAAGTCCCAGCTATCACTAAGGTCCTTGATTTGGGCTGTGGGAATGGCGTTCTATTGGAAAAGATCGGCAAGATGTTCCCGGCTGATCTACACGGAATCGAGATTGACCTAGCTCGCTGGGAGCGGGCAAAAGAAAGGATGGATGCATCAAGGATTGTCATTGTTCATGGCGACTTGACAGATGAAGCTCAGTGGAATCCTCCTTATGGTTTGATTCTCATTTCGGTGAATCGATTCATTGAGATGAATAAGGAGGACCGCAAAGAGCTATTTGCACGCATTGCCCGTGACACTGACTATCTCCTGATCTATACATACGATGGAGAAAACCTGGATGCATGGGCTGAGGAATATTTCAGATTCAAGTTCATTACTCGCAAGACGAGTAGGGATGGAAATATCGTAGCTTATCTGTTGAGGTCCATGCATGTCGATTCATTTGCGTGAATTGAAGCAGAGGGATCTTGAGGAGATAGATCGAATCTGGAAGGAGTCAGGACATTCAGAGCATTTTGGATTGCCTGCTCTAACGAACATTATCACGACTGTTGTGGCTGATAAGGATGGAGCAATCATCGGTTTTGGTCTTGTTAAGGGATTTGCTGAAGGTATCGCGATTCTCGATCTTAGCAAGTCCAAAGCTGATCGATTGATTGCATTGGAAAAGCTGTTAGCGGAAGGATTTCGAGCGTGTGAGGATCAGAACATTGAGCATCTTCATGTGTTCGTCCAAGATCCTGCCATGCAACGCCTTCTCTGTCAGAAGTTCGGTTTCAAAATAGCTACTGGCGTCGCCCTAGTCAAGGAGTTCTGATGGCAAAAGGTGAAGCGAAAAACACGAACAAGCTGAACACTGCTCAGCTACAGACCCAGAACAAGAACTATGGGTCGTTCATCGATCAACAGACGGCTCGATCTGGAACCGCACAAGAGCGGTCTGACAGATTGGCTGGAACGCTGGAAGAACAATACGGGAATCTGGCATCTGGCAATCTGGCTGGAGCTGGCTATGGTGGTGGAGGTGGGGGCGGGTGGGCTCTACCGGCCACTTATGGTCAGGCCAAAGAGATCTACGAACTGTTCGGCAAGACCGGAGGCATCGACGAGGAGAAGATTCGTCAGGCCGGTCATGGCACGATGAAGGAGATTTCGGAAACTGGCGGATTCGATGCCGACACGAAAGCGCGAATTCTCAGAGATATCCAAAAGTATCGAACTCTCGGTGAGACCGGGGGAGTCGATGCGGCTGCTCAAGCACGGATGCGTGGTGGCGGCATATTCGATGAGTTTGCTCGGACTGGCGGCGTCTCTGAGGCTGAGGCTCGTAATCTCAGAGCACGTGGGAATGCTCCCATATCGGCGATGTATGGGGGAATGTCGGATGAGATGAATCGTGCCAGACGAATCAGGGGTGGTTCCTCGGCGATGGCGAATGCAGCTGCGCTTAAGATGGGAAGGGACCGATCTAAAGCGGCTGGAGAAGCTGCTCTCGGAACTGAACTCGGAATTTCAGATAGAGTCCGTCAGGGTCGTCAATGGGGCGGCGAAGGTATGGCCTCCTCGGAAGGGAACCTCCAAGGGCTCTTGAGTTCCAATCGTCTGGCTGGCATGGGCGGAGCGCTCGGCGGCGAGATGGGATTGGCCGACACCACTGCCAAGAATCGTTTGTCTGGTGCTGGCATGTGGAATCAATCGGAATCTGGAATTCAGGAGATGTTGCAGAGAGGCAAGCTCTCAGGCGCGCAAGGCCTCGAATCGGTTGCTGGAGCGGAAGCAGCCAATGCAGCATCGAATGCATCAGCAGGTTCTTCCAACGCTCGTTACAACGACATGTTGCGGATGGAAGGGATGGAAGGTCTCTTCAAACTGCGTGGTCAGACACCAGGCGAAGTCAATATGCAGACGGGCTATCAGCTCGAAGGCATTGGAGGACAAGCTGGAGCGGCCAATCAGACTATCGGCCAGAGATATGGTGCGCCGGGCAATAACAAGAGCGCATGGGATACAGCAACCAATCTCCTCGGAGCTGGTGCTGGTATCGCGGGTGGCCTCATGACAGGTGGGGTCTCAACAGGAATCAGTGGTCTCGGAGGAGCACAAAACCTCAAGAAGTTGAACGGAGCGTGGATGTAATGTCCCTCAGAAATGCATTCGAGAACTTCGACTTCGGGGAGATCTATGCTCCCAAGAAGCGAAGGAACGCTTTCTCTGGCGCTCCAGAAGATCCTGCCGCTGCCAATCAACAAAGATTTCTAGAGCAGGCAGGAACTTACGAGCAGCCAGCCGTCACCGCCAATGCTGGTCCTCCTCAACCATCTGGACCTGATTGGGGCAACTGGATGTCTGAGTTGCGGGATGCTTATACGAAGGAGGGTCCGGCCCAGAGCGCGTATAAAGAGCATCTTGGACAAATGCCTGAATATCAGACACCTTCCAAGTGGGGCAAGTTCGGAGCAGCTCTTGTTGGAGGTGCTGAAGGACTTCGCTCAGGTGCTGCTTCAGGATGGCGTGCTGCTCAGGAAGCTGCTACGGCTCCATACAAGCGAGAGCTTGGTCAGTGGGCTGCGAAAGAACAGGCTCTGGGTCGCAACGTTGCCGCCGAGGACAAGGCATCTCAACGTCGCATCGACTTCATGAATACTGCTCGTCAGATGTCGAAGGACGAACGGGAATACGGGAAGTGGATGCGAGACTACGACTTCAAACTTCAACAGGAGGCCAACGACGAGAATCAACGAGCCGCCGAAAGGGGTCGTTGGGATCGTCAGGATCTGGAAACCTACACGGATGAACAAGGAAATCTCCGTGAGAGGATGCCTGGATCAACTGGTCCGGGTCGTCTGGTCGGAGCATCTGACAAGGCAGCGGATATCAAGAATGCTGCCGAGACCCGAAAGATTGGATGGGCCAACGTCGGTGTCGCGAATCGTCAAGCGGCAACTGGTGAAGGAAATCTCCGACTTGGACAGGAACGTGAGTCTCGAATCGCCTCCACTCCGATGGACCCGAATGCTCAGGCAACTGCTCGATCGTCAGCATTGCAGAGGGCAGCAACAGAGAAGTCGGGATGGGCAGACTTCATCGATCCTGAGACCGGGATGGCGAATCCCCCCAGAAGGAACGATCCCGAGAAGTGGCAGGAGTTCCAGAACTTTCTACGTCGAGCCGAATCCATCGAGGGAGGAATCTTCAACAAGCCACGGTATCCACCGATAATCGACTACTAATCATGCCGAGATACAGAGTTCGCGATAGCAAGACGGGCAAGATTAGTCTCATTGATTGGGATCAGGATACTCCTCCGACTTCCGATCAAGTCAAGACAATCATGTCTGGCGGTGCGATCCTCAAGCCCCATCAGTATCAGGCTCCTGGTGAAAGGACTGATCCTGAGCAGGGCGCTCCGATGCCTCAACCGAATCATGGTGGGGAATCGTGGTTCAACTCTCTCATGGACAACGTCTCGGATATTCCGGGCGGTGTCGCATCATCCATTGCCAGGACCGTATATGGTGGTGGTGAGCTGATTCGCTCTGGTGTCGATAAAGTCCTCGGTCCAACAAAGTGGACGGACTTCTACACCGGTGAACAGCAGGGCCACATCTATGACGAGCCTGATATCAAGGAAGCTCGGACTGCTCCTGATTCATGGGGTGGGACAATTGGATCGGTTGGTGGTGACGTCGCACAGTTCGCCATTCCTGGCTCGAACATCACGAAGGCTGCGAAAGGTCTAAGCCTTGCCGGACGGCTTGGCATTGAGGGCTTGACGGGTGCTGGAATTGCCGGACTCCAATCAGCCGGTGATCCCAGACAGATGGCTCTCGGTGCAGGTGTTGGTGTCGTCGCACCCCCTGTTGCTGGATACATTGGACGTAAGGCTGCTCCATATGTCCAGCGATTCTTCGGGAGTGGAGCTGAGCAGGCGGCGGAATCTGCAGCACAGGGCAATCGAGAGGCTGCTGACACGTTGCTCGGTAGGATGCAGCCCTGGGAAGCTGAGCAAACGATTCTAGGTCCAGGAGCAAGTAGGAATACTCAGCAGGCCGCGGAGAGTCTGTTCGGTCCACCTGCTCCCGGAATGGGTGGGCGTGAGGCCGAGAACATCATGGTCGGGCGTGGACCCCGAGCGACTGACATTGAAGGAGCAGAGACTCTATTTGGTGCAGAACCTCCACCTCCAACGCCCCGTGTCCCAAGGCCAGTTTCCAATGCAGAAGCCGCAGACAGTCTCCTCGGACCCAGAGAACTGCCCCCAGACTACACCTTGCCCCAAAGTCCGTGGGCACCGCCCACTCAACGTGCGCAACGTCAGCTCCCACCGGCGGCGGCTTCGGCTGGAGGACGATTTCTCGGTGCTGAAGGACGCGCTCCTATCGATGTTACGGCGCCCATCCCCGGTGCTGCACAGGCGGAGGTTTTGGCGGGAAGCGGTCAGACAGAAGCGGCAAGAAGAGTTACAGAAAACGCTCGACCTGTTCGCGGACAAGCGGGAAGATTCAGGGCACGAACTCCTGAGGAAGCACTATCTCTACCTGCCGATCCGTCCGCCCCGCCTTTCGCGGACCTTCCTCCCGAGGCCCAAGCGCCATACATTGATTACATGGGACGAGACGTTGAAGTCCCCGCTCCGCCGATTCCTGCGCAAGCTGCCGGACTATCCGACTCCGATTACATGTCCCTCCTCAGGGAAAGATCGGCCAATGTCCCGGAGCCAATTAGAAACCCTGCAACAACGAGGACAGCTCGAACTGACGTTCCGACAAGAGAGTATGTCGGTCAACCCGATTACACTCCAAAAATACCTGCTCCAAATGCAAGTGCTAGAGAACTCGCGCTTACTGATCTGGAAAACTCTGTCCTCTCCAAAAGCGGTCAAAAAGGCGCGACTTCGGCTGCCAGTCAAATCCCTGATGTTCCAAGTCCTGGGTTGGCTTCTGACATTCCTCCTAGTAAGATGATGGAGGTTGAGCAGGCCGCGCAAGATTTGGGACGCGATTTGTCAGCATCGGAAATTGATATGGTTGTGAATGGGCCGACTGTCCCATCACCAGATGTCCCGAAGAAATCACCTTGGAACAGGCTTTTTTCCAGTGAGGGCAAGACGTCCGAATTTCTGGGAAATGAATCGGGGTCAGCCCCCGTAGGAGCTGCACTTGAACTTGGCAGACATGCTGGAGCAGGTCTATTTGGTGGAGCTGTTGGAGGAATGCACGGAGACACCACAGAAGAGCGACTCCGAAACGCAGCTATCGGAGCAGCTCTTGGCGTTGGCGCTTCGGTCGCTCCGACACTCGGAAGGTCCGGTGGCACACGAGGAACCTTCACGACCAAGCCGCCGATCACACAGCCGAAGCCGAATCCATTTACAAAACTCGGACGAGCCAGAATCAAAGCGGAAGCGGTAGATACACTCAATGCTCCGAGAGCTATCATGGCATCGGCGGACTTGTCTGCTCCATTGCGTCAGGGAGCGACTATGATCCACCGGCCTGAATACTGGAAGGCTTTGCCAGGAATGGTGAAAGCTTTCGCAAGTGAGGATTCCTTCAAAGCGTTGCAAGCAGAAATTGCTACAAGACCAAGCTTTGAGACAATGAGGAAATCTGGCCTTGCCCTCAGTGACCTTGGCAAGACTGCGGCTGATGCTACTCAACGTGAAGAACTTTTCATGTCGAGAGTTGCAGAGCGCATTCCTGGTCTGGGTCGCATCATTCGTGGGTCAGGCAGGGGATACGTCGGATTCCTCAACAAGCTCAGAGCCGACTCATTCGATTCATTGATGGCAGCGGCACCGAAAGGAACTGATCCCAAGGCCATAGCCAAATACATCAATGATGCAACTGGACGTGGCAGTCTCGGTGGATTGGAAAGCTCCGCTCCACTGCTCAATGCTGCGTTCTTTTCGCCACGTCTGATGGCATCCAGAGTCAACATGCTGAATCCTGCGACCTACATGAAGGCTGATCCCTTTGTGAGGAAGGAGTATCTCAAGTCGATGTTGGCTTTTGGAGGTGCGGTTGGGACCACGTTGAAACTTGCTGAGATGGGCGGTGCCGAGGTCGAGACTGATCCGAGGTCATCTGACTTCGCCAAGATCAAAATTGGCAATACCAGACTTGACATTGGAGCAGGCTTCCAGCAATACATTCGAGCAGCGTCTCAGATTGCAACGGGTGAAAGGAAGGATTTGGCGACGGGTAGGATCAAACAACTCGGAAAAAAGTTCAAAGACCCAACGAGGAAAGATGTAGCAATGGAATTTCTCGAAGCCAAAGCCTCTCCCCTGCTTGGTCTGATGATTGACCTAGGCGAGGGGAAAGACTTCAGCGGCGAGAAAATTCAGATGCTGCCGGAGCTGCAGAAGGGTGAAGTGCTCCCGTCTAGAGAGGAATACTTCAAGTCCCAAGTTGGTCGTCGTCTGTCACCCATGATCGTCCAGGACATGTATGACCTCTACGACGAAGACCCGAACCTGATGGGACTTATGGCGCCGTCTTTCTTTGGCGCCTCCGTTCAGGTTCATAAGCGACGACTGAAACGTCACGCCCAGTAACGACTCGTGCGGTTTCGATGAAGGAGGCAATGTTTCGTCTTTTTGCCTCCTCTTCGAATTCTGTCGTTGGGAATCCAATGTCGACGGGGACGTAAAGTTCCTCACCTGTCTCCAATGAACGGACCATAACGTCGGCATCGGTTGTCAAGGCGCGCTCGAATCCAGCCAGCATTCCCCGAGAGATTCCTTTGTCGACGTAGAAAATCACAGCTTCAGCGGCTTCTCCCCATACGAATCCTGCCTTGATGCCTTGCTCTCGTTCAGCAGGAATCTGATCATCCAGTATGCCTACCTGATCGAACAGAAGATGGGACGCGTAAGGCGCCTCATTACGACGAAGACAGTCCCGCATACACTGACATGCGTAGACTTTGTTGTCGTTGATCAAGTCTCTTGATGCTGCTCCCAGAGGTGACTCAATCACCACTCTTTTCATGCGTTATCTCCTCCGCCCAATGCACAACCACAAAGTCATCGACGCAGTTCTGTTCTGAAACTTGGTTCTGCTTTCCGATGGAGCACATTCCCGCACACCAGAAGGGATAGTATTGCTCAATGATCTCTCCCCAGGTGATGACATGCACTCCGCCTTGGTCCTGATAGCGAAAGACCCTAGCGTTCCTTTCCATTTCTTCTCTTTCGGAGTTCTTCTTGGACATCAAGGAATTGCTTCCGTCCGAGCGTCGTAAGAACAAACTCAGCCTTGACTCCTTGACCTTCAGTCTTAATGAACCCTGCCTCCTCCATAGTCTGAGCAACTCGGTCCATTTCAACGCAGTCAAATTCAGCATGGTTCATACCCATCATACGTTTCCTTGACATGCGATGATCTGGTGCCTTGAACAGTGTCCTCAGGAAGGCCTCATTCTGTGGCGCACTCTGAGAAAGTCCAATCCCAAGAGTAGTTTTCCTGACCGTGGCAAGCAGACCTTGAGCATACGATATCCCTTCCTCCACGTGATGCTTTGTGAGCACAAGATCCGTGGACTCGGATAGAGATATAATTGTAGCAATCTTGAGCGCGTGATCATGGATACGATGAATATATCCCGTCTTATCGACAAGTTGACCTCGCCGAATGCGCTCTTGTAGGTCATAATACCACGGCCTATAGAAGTCCCTTGCTTTCTCACTCGGGACCATCTTGCTACCTGGGGCTATCTTAGCCAGTTCCTTGAGATACTTCGCCCAATCAGCTACCTTGGGTGCGATTTGTTCTTCTTCCTTCGGCTCGTCGATGAGCGCGTTGAGTTTTCCCTTTTCTGCTGAGTAGATGACGCAGAGACGACCAAAGAATCCTCCACGAATTGCAGCAACTGGGACAGATTCGCGAAGGTAATCTGCGGTGGAAGCGCCGAGAAGCGTGATGTTAACGTCCTTAAGCGTCTCCGTGCCACTAGATTTAAGACTATTGGGCCACTCTTTAACGTAATGAGTGTCATACCATTCCGTAAGGATGGAGATTGACTGCTCATCCCTGAGGAGGAAGTTAACGAACTCTCCGGAGGACAGATAGGCCCTTGCATCCTTGATCATCTCCTTGCCTTTACCACGAGTGTATGCCATGCTAAGGTCGGTAACTATCTTTTGGATAGAGTTCCTTCCTGCAAACACCCGTGTGGCATCTGCTGCAGCAACTAATGATTTAGCAAGCCAGACACCAAAACCTTTGCCGACGCCCGACTCCGCCAATAGCATCACATAGACGTTGGGATGTAGCTGGTATGCACCCTGCTTGTCTACCGACACATTAGGGGAAGTAACTGCCGCGATAGCTGAAAACAACGACCACTTGACGAAGTCCTTTGGCGTCTCGACATGGTCAGTGCCCAACAACACTGTGTCGATCCAGTTCATAGGTTCTCAGGTCGTAGAAGTTGGTCTCTGAGATTTCCAGCTCACAGGGTATGATAAGTTCACCCCGTGGGAGCGAGCATTCTGAGAAGTCAATGGCCTTCTCCATCCATTGGATGAAAAGTCGTCCGTATGCATCTGTCTCCTTCTCTGGAACTAGCGCAAGAAATCCGTCATGCCACTCTAGTATGTAACGGATGTCTTGGACTTCTTCTTGGATGCCCAACATAGCTCTCTTAGTGTTGTCCGCGACAGACGCTTGAGGTATGTGAGCATAACCTTCTTTGTAGAAACCGTGGTCATCTGGGTCTCCAAAAAACTCTCGACGCCGTCCAAATGGGGAAGTGAGGACTTTCGTTGCGTCGAGGACTTCCTTAACCTCCTCGTGAAAAACTCCACGAATTGATGGGTCATTCGCGTGAAAGATGTCGAGCAATTGTCCGGCTTTCCACTCGGTGATTTGAGCATCCAGACCGAACCTCTTGGCATCGTTGTTATATTCGACCGCGCATCGACCTTTCTGCATGTCGTAATTGCCCGCGTGTCGAACTTTCTTCCCACTGAATCGACGTAGTTTGTCTTTCTTCAACTGCTCCATCGTGAAGTTCGGATTGAACCAACTAGCCGTGTGCGCGTGAATGTCGTAATCTGGGTCGTTCATCCGCTCAAGACCCTCAAGATTTCGAGCAAGGAGGAAGACCACGCGCGCCTCAGCCTGTCGAGCATCAGCTTGCATCATCACATATCCAGGGTCGCAGATGAACTGCTTACGCATGTCTGGACCCAACTCGCCGTGCTTGCTGATGGTTTGATAGGCTAGCCCCATAGGATAGGGGCGGACTGGAGGCTTCTGTTGTTGGGTCGATGTTCTGCCCGTCTCTGTTCCGACTATGTTGTAGTTGGTTCTGACGCGACCATCAAAGTCTGGTGGTGCATTGAGATAGGTGCTGACGACTTTCCTCAGACGACGCACTTCCATGATGAGGTGCATGATCCGTCGATGTTCTTCGTTCTTGACAGCAGGACTGTTCATCAACTTAACGAGAACGTCCTCTCCTGTCCCGCGTCCTTCCTTTCCACGAGTTGGGAGACCAATGTGATCGTATAGGAGGACAGCTACCTGCTTCGGGGAATTGACATTTATATCTGCTCCACAGAGCATGTTCAACTCGACCTGGCCTGCGGCTGCTAGTCCTCGATATTTCTCTTTGAGTTCTTTGTTCTTGCCCTTGTCGTAGAGAAAACCCACATGGTCCATACCACGATACAGGTGATGGAGTCTCTCGACACAGAAGGGGTGCCGCCAGTTGTCTCTCGGATAACCGAAATAGAACTCACGTAGTCCAGCTTCGTCAAGTTCAGGAAGTAGATCATTGCAGATTTCCAACGACACTGCTGCGTCTCGACCACACCCCACACAAAGATTGTGAAGATTGGTCTTATACATTGTATCGTTCTTCCAGTATGGTTCCCGCGTGCGGATAGACGCCATAAACTCCAGCGATTTGGGAAACTCTGGGTAAAGCGTCGCGTGAAGTAGCATTACGTCTAGGATTCGCCCTTTGATCCTCGCTCCTAGGATCTCAATCTTGTCATGGTCAAACTTGAAGTTCTGACCGACTACCTCAATGTCAGGATTGGCCAGGAGCTGGAAAATTTGATAGAGAGAATCCGCAACGTCGCGAGCTGATCTACAAAGTCCCTCTGCTGGATGGATGGCAGATTGAAAATCCAAAAGAGGGATAGCGTAAGCTTCGGAGGGATCACACGATAGTCCGAGGACTGTAGGGATTGCATTGAGAACCTCACAGTCAACGCTCCATCTCCGCTTGTGTTGATTCCGTCGGAGATATTGATATGTATCAAGCGAGCTTCTTCCAACCTGTAAGTGCCGATTAGGTAAATCAAGCTCTGGAAATTGAGCCTCTTCCACGGCACGCTTAAAGTCCATTGCCATGTAGAGTCGAGCTTTGGGATCATCTATATCCCCACCTCTCATGTGGAGGAGATGAGCGGGATGATAGGTTGCAATGACCTTGCACTTGTGTCCTGCCTGCGAGACGAGAGTTAGAATTGATCCTCTGTTCTCTGTGATGGAGTTGTTCTTCCCACTTCGTCCCGTCAGAAACTTCAGAGGATTCTTTCCGAGAGCCAGAATGCAATTTGGCTGAACAGCCTGTATCTCTGTCCACAGTTCTGGTAGAAAGTCTACCGGACTGAGATTGTATTCTCTCAATCGCTCAAACTTATTGTCAGGCGGTCGAACTTTGACGATGTTTGAGACGTAACATTGGCTTCGGTCGATACCTGCTTCGTGTAGAAACTTGTTGAGCAGCCGACCAGATGAGCCAACGAAAGGACGTCCTTCAGCTTCCTCCTCACGGCCCGGAGCTTCGCCAATAATCATGAGCTTGGCGTGGAGGGGACCTTCACCCCTTACGTATCGGAGTTCAGGCATCATCTTTCCCTATGAACTCTTTCGTTATCCAACTAGCATCTGCGAGTTTCTCGCCTTCCTTGTTTGGTAGAAAGACGATGATGTATGTCCCAGTTGGGATTACGATGGCAGCCTTCTTCTCAGGGTGAGTTCGGCACCACACACGAGTCTGCGTCCAGATAGTTGAGTTACCCATTAGCGATAGATTCCAATGAAGCCGACTTTGTCCTTGTCCCACGTCCAGCGGGTCTTGGCATCATCGACGTTTTTGGGGACAATCATGTAAGCCGATCCCAGGTCGCGCACTAGAAGAACTTCAAAGAGATACATGTCTTCCTTATCTAGTGACTTACCAAAGATGGCTCCGGGCACATTGTCCTTGAGCAAGACAACGATGGTCATCTGACCTTGATCGCCTTCTCATAGAGATTGCCGATGATTTCACGCTGCTTCACTGACAGGAACTTTTGTTCACCAACCTTCTCGACCATGTCGTTGATGAACTCCTCCTCCCATCCGTTGAAGCGAGCCATGTGGTCGAGACAGGTTTCGAGCATGGATGCGAGCTGCTCGTAGTCAATGTCAGGATCAGGCTCTTTCTTCTCCCATTTTTCTTTGGCATTGAACTTCATTTGTCATCATCCTTCCGACGAACGAGTTCCAGAATCTTTTTGTAGCGATCCGGTTCCCTCTCGATGACTGTGAAGTGTCTCTTGTTTCTTTGACACATCTTCGCGAAAGACCCCGAACCACCGAAAGGATCTATCCCCAGCGAACCGTCGAATGAGCAGACTTTTGCTATGGATGCGAGCAGACCCGTAGGCTTCTCGTGCGGGTGAGTCAGGAGCCTCGAAGGCACAACCGCATGGTGAAATATAGAGGAGACCTGAGTGTTCGATGCGAGCACAGGTGAACCTTTGACGGCCACCAGGATAAGTTCCAGGTCCCTCCCATGTTCCCACTGTCGGACCCCGGTCCTCGATAAACTGCCCTCCTTTACCCACACGCATGGATGAGCCTGCACTTTCCATCCGATGTTGACGAGTTTCTTCTTGTAGAATTCAAAGTCATCTGAACTGACGAACATGTAGAGGAACGAATCCCACTTCATGGTCCGGAACAGTTCTTTGAAAACGGGCAATGTGAACTCGTCCCGTTTCAGTGTGGGGTCATCCGACTTCTCAAACTTCAGCCACGGTGGGTCAGTGATACAGAAATCAAATACCGTGTCTGGCAATTGAGGAAGGATCGTTGTTGCATCCCCAAGATAGACTTCGTCGGCGCAATCGGCACCAACAGAGAAGGCTTGCTCTTCTTCAGCTGAGATGCGCTTGACAGTCTGACGAATGACCTTGACTGCTGTGGCTTTGTCCTTGATGTTCTTCAGTGCGGGATTCTGCTTGACCATGCGAGCCAAGTGAATGTCCTCGCTGACTCCACCCAGAGCCTTGCCAAGTTCCTTTGCAGTATCCCTCATCCCCCAGCCTTTCTTTGTGCCATCGGCTGGTCGAGATGCTGGTTGGATGCCATGTTGTTGCTGACGAAGTTCATGCAGTCGTTGAACTAGGACGACCTCATCATACCAAGGAAGCTGACCTCGTTTGAGGTTTTCGTGGAGAGAGATCTCCTCTTTCTGAAACTGATCCAGATTCTGCTTTATCTCGCAGAAAACTGAGTTGTGTTCCAACTGTTTGATGGCAAGATAGCGTTTCTTACCAGCAATGACCTCATACGACAGAGGCGAAGTGTTCAACTCATGAACAGTAATAGGGTGGAAAAGACCCTGCTCTCTGATGGACTCTGCAAGCTCATCGATCTTAGCCTTGAGTTCCTCAGATGGCTGTAGGTCACAAGTAACAAGTTCGATTGAAATGGAAATCATTTAGATTTTGGCACAAAAAAGGGGAGAGGATTATTAGTCCCCTCCCCAAAGTGAACCCTACTTCCGCGACGCGTGTTCCTCGAGGTCCTTCTCGACGACGTCGGCGTCCTCTGCACGTTCCCCTTCCGCCTTCTCGCGATCCGACTCCACCAGATCCTTGTCGAATCCTGAGTCGAGGCGGTTGTTGTCCTGATCCTGTGACTTGTCCTGTGACTTTGCCATTCGACGCTCACCTTCAGCTTTCCCGAGTTCATCGGGATGATTACGATCGCGCGCTGCGGCCTGAGCGTAAGGCCCCTCACCTCTGTCCTGCGATTCCTGCATGGCCTCGACCTGTCTGTCGGTCAGAAAGGACCGGGGCACATGCGATGCAGGCGTTGCCGGAGCTTTGGCCTCCGCTTCCTCCTTGCGCGCGGTCAACTCCGCTTCACGGACAGCAGCCCTGTGCTCCTGCCGTGCCTGTTCGGTGGCCTTGTCGAAAGCCATCCGCTCTGCCTTCGTCCACGGTTCGCCGGTCGACGGGTTCTGCCCGTTCCGAAGACGTTCCGAGACGATGCTGGGAGGAATGTTGAGTTCCTTCCCTGCGACGAGGTCGTGACGTTCATCGCCACTGGTCTCCTCGCGCGTGTCTTCCTGATCCTCTGCCTTGGCTTTGGCGATCTTTTCCTCAGCCACCTTGGACTTCTCGGGCAGGGACTTCGGACCGGCGGCCACGTCACGATCCTTGCTCCCCTCTCCACGCGGGTCAAGACGTTCGCCGGACATTGACCCACCGTCGCGAGGAGGATCTGGAGTTGGCTTTGCCCCTGCCTTGGTCGATGACTTTTCCTGTGCCTCGCGCTTCAGTCGTTCCGTGACGCTTTCCGCCATTTGTTTTCTCCTCAATGAAAATCTGATCTTGATTATGCCCCATTGGACAAGACCAGCAGAACACCAACCCGGCTCATCCTACTTGGCAAATAGGACGGAGCTTTTGTTTGTGCCGCCCAACATGGAAGCCGTTGACATCATCGATGCTGGCGGTCTTGTGCGCCCTTACTCGATGGCAACTGGTAGAGCAACGCACGCACCATGTCTGGACAGCACAAAACAAATCAGACCTGCATCGGCCTGTAGTCGATGACCTCGTTGGTATCCCGACCGCGATACTTTCCACGCTCGACATACCACTCCATCTTCTTGCCGCGGACCTGCTGATCCCGATAGTCGTAGTCCTTCTCGGGTTCGAACTTCGCGCCGGTGAGCGCCTCGTGGAAGTTCTTGATCATACCCTGCGCCTTCTCCGAAAACTGAGCACGCAGGACAGCGCCCTTGTCATCAGCATCCCCACCGATGATCTTCGCCGTGACACGAAACAGTCCGGCTCCGTCGCCATCCGTGGTTTCTTCGCCCCGAGTGATCTCGACCGGGTGCCAGCCGACCTTGACGATCTGGCCCTTTGCGAGGTCTTCCGCCGTAGCTCTGAACTTCATACGTTGTCTCCTACTTTCTGCTGTGGCTGACTACTTCTTGGGTTCGGGCTTTTCGCCGCCCTGACCCGGACGATCCGGCTTCCCACCACCTGGCAACTCCTGGTCGGGATGTGCACCGGGACGGTTCTGACCTGGACGATCCTGACCGGGACGATCTGCGGGAAGCTGGGTCGGTTTTTCGCGTTCTTCCATGATTGTTCTCCTAGTTACAGATTCTCTGCCTCTTCTGCATCGATACCAAAAAACTCCTCGAGAATTCCCTCCTTTCCCTCATCATCACTGTCGAGAACTTCTTGCATGTGAGCAGCACAGATCTCCAACTGCTGCATCTCGTAGTCGATGCGAAATTCCGACTTGGATGGTTCCTCGTTCCGATGGACACAAACCTCACAATCATATGAAGTCCGTGACACTTCGGCTCCATTGGAGAGTTTGTGTTCGTCCTTGATATCAGACGTCAAAACCCTCTTGTCCTTTCTCGCCATCACGCTGCTGCTACTTTCTCTCCCCTTCTGTATGCATCGATTTCATCGTAGAGGTTCTTGTCGGTGAAGTCAATGCGCTGTGGGAGATTGAGCGCGGTCTTTGCCCAGTCCTCACCGTCTGCTTTCGTGATGATCTCGAAGCCGCCACTGACCGTATTGTAGAAATGATAGGCTTCGTTGAAGTAGACGGGAATCTCTGCGGCAATCTTGCGACCGCCTGTCATGATGGATCTTGTTCTGGTTACGCGATTCTTAAGGTCACGATTCTCGACCTCGACCACGTGAGCGATGACGATGATGTTGCACCCCTTGCCATCGTTCCAGAGAACTCGACACCCATCAAGAATCTGTATCAAGCCGGTGGACTCTGTCTTGTAGTCGTCGATCTCAAGGACAGGAATGCCTTCGAACTTGCCAGGTATCTTGGCAGCGTTCATATAGACACGCTTCTTCTTGTCCTTGTCATCGTATTCATCCTTTGCTTGCGCTCCGGCTCCTCTTGCTTCAAACATGAGAGTGTGGAGCGAACGAGCAATGGTTGTGATGGAGTCGATGACCACAGTCTGGTAGGGATTGTAACGAATCAACGCCTCCAGCTTCGCGCACAGCTTGGGGTAGTTATTCGTCATGCTGTCGTAGTGGACTTCCTTACCCTTCGGTGCCCAGTAGTTGACGACCGAAGCAATCCGTCCATCCACGTCAGCGATGTAGGGTTCAGGGAATGACGCTGCTGCCGGAGTCTTTCCGGTTCCAGGGTCACCTTTGAACATGCAGAACAGTGACATTCCCTCAGGCTTATAGTTCAGAATCGATTCAGCCAATCATGGCCTCCTTAGTTGATGAACTTACTCATGGACTTATCTGATGCCTGCACGATCTGATTGTGACGCTCTGACATTTCCATCAGAACCTTGTCAGTAATCATGTTCACGACGGCAACCATCACTAGACCTGGAGGCAGCTGGTGAACTGAAATCATGATGCCATAGACACCATTCTGCTCATTCCCCACGACTGCCACCATGCCAGCATCACCAAGCATGATTCGGACGTTTTCCGCGAGCTGGCGCATGAAGTCCACATGCTCTTTCGATACACCAGCTGGAATCTCGTCGTCATTCATGCTCATACTTCACGCTCCTGAATCTTTCTGGATTGACATACTGGTCGTCCCGCTCGCGATGGATTCTCACGATGAGACGAACCAACTGCACTAACCATGTGAGCATCATGCTCTCCTTAGAGGTATGTGTTGTTCGGATACCTCGTCTTGAACTGTGAATGAGCGCCGGTGATGGTATTGCCTTCGACTCGGAGATCCTTGATCAGGCCAAGCTGGTTATCTCCGTGATTGTATCCTCCGATGCGGATGCCATAGGTTCCGTAGTTCCAGTCGCATCCGATGACATGGAGTTGTTCGATGACCTCTTTGTCCGAGCAGTCGATGAACGAACTGCCCTCGTGTCGAGTATAGACCTGATTGAACTTCACCCATTCAGGCCCACGACCGATGAGACAGAATCGTCCAGAACCACCCATAACGATTTTGTTGGTCCGGTAGTTTCCACCGATGAACTCGATCTGCGAACGATAGAGCTTTTCGGTGTCTTCGGAATCTCTTCCCGTGATGTTCACGATCGCGCTGACCTCGGTCACTCGGCAGTCCTTGATGACCACGTTCTTCAGTGACCCACCCCTTGTCGGAGTGAGCATGAAAGCGTATCCATCCTGCCCAGACGGCCAGCAATAGGACAAATCACAATTCTCGATCAGAACGTCATGTCCGTCCTTGAGTTCGAGTATGTTCTTGACCGGAATTGCAGCGTCACCCTTCCATTCCAATTTCTTGGTAAAGGTCGAGTCACGAATGATGATGCCTGTCGGTCGGCAGTTGGGAATCTTCATCGCATCCCCACCGACCAGCAGACACTCGGATGCAGCCTCGAAGTAGCCGCCCTCGATGACAACAGGACCGGGTGCATTGCCAATCCAGATGGCCTGTGAATCCTGCTTGCTCGGAGCGTAGACGTCGCGAATATCGCAGTCGATGATCTCCACGTTGGAGCCATTGATCTCGATGCCTCGCTTGCCTCGGTGCTGTTTGATGACGACCGCATGAATCCGCACCAAGTCGGGTGCTTGCTCGACAGCCGTCTGACTCGAATCATTCTTTCCGATACGAATCACGCTGTCATAGGCCGAAGCCGCAAGCTCCATCGACTCGATGATGATATCGTCGACAGTAGTGTCAACGCGGAGAGCAGGATTTGTGTCGCTGCTAACCTTGTTGTCACCCAATCCACGCAGCTTGGTTGACGGCGTATTGAAGATGTAGCCGCCTCCATTGTGGCATTTGAGGCCAACGGCAATTGCGACATGCCCTCCTGCTGTTATCGCCGGTTGCAGCTCGTTTGCGAAATCGACAATGTCTTCTTCTTCAGGTTCAGGATCGACTGATGCATCGACCTCATCCCGAATCTTCTGCACCAGACCATCAATCTGATTGCAGTAATCGTAGACCTTTTCTTTGTCCATTAGATAGGAGACTCCTCGATAGCAGGCAATTGTTCCTCTTCCTCATCACGCCTTCGAGTGCATTTCCTACAGTGAGGCTTCATGAGCTTGGTCATCTTATCGATAACGAACTCGTCACCACACCGCCAACATTCTGCCGTGGCTCCAACGATGAAGTCCTCCAACAGATAGTGATGGCACCCCGGTTGAACACAGCGCCATCGATACGTGCTGACAGACGTCCGACCCTTGACCTTTATCCGCAGATACTTATGCGGTCGGTCAGGATGAGCATGGGCCTTAGCCAATTACTCTTGTTCCTTTCCAGATAGCACCTCAGGCTGAGTCACCCCAGTATTCTGAGGACTCCACTGCTCTCCTACCTTGAACAGTGTCGATGCCTTCCATTCGCGTGCAGACGGGGTCGTCGAGCACACGGGTAGGAAGATACAACCGCCATACTTGTCGCATGACGTGAAGTTGGGTGGGAAGATTCCCTCTCTGATGTAGAAGACCATCATCTTCCCCCAGTAGATGGCCCACTCTCTCCATTCTTCTTTGATCTCCTTGGGGTAGCTGAGGATGTGTCGTTGGAATCGTTCCTTTGGCTTGAGCGTCTTTTGGAATCCAATCTTATCGACAGTGACAGATGGAACGTCCGTCGCCCACGCGTAACAGATAAACTGGTTTGACAGGAGGACTGGCTCTTGTCTACGACTAGCACTTTTTGAATCGACAACAGTTCGTCCTGAGCGGCTGTCAGTAACCAGATCGATTCGTCCCTCGACGACGAGGATAAGTTCTGGTGACTCATACAGAATCCTTGAGAAGGCAGCTTCCACCTCGATTGGCTGCCATCCATCATTCTGGTAGTGGTCAACGTATTCCGAGAAGTTTTTGATTACCTCCTCACCTTCATCGACCGTGATGTTCTCCGACTGAGTAGCCATGTAATGTCGGCCAAGAAAGATAGATCTCTCTACGACCTCGTTCCACGGGTAGGACTTGGCCTCTGTCTCGTTCCCCTTCAGAAACTCGGCCTCGCTCTTGGTCAGGCAAGCTGCATCTCCGCCCTTCCAATTCAACTTGAGCAAGATTCGATACAATGCCAGCATGTCGTGCAGCATCGAACCACGGTCAAGAGCGAAGGCTTTGCCAGTCAGCGGCCTCCAATTGTTGACATGACCGAACTCCAACTTACGCGCACAAGCCTGCGTATCGTTGAGCACAGTCGAATCGAATACGAATACTTCTGGATCAGCCATTGAGCATCTCCAGCATATCTTGCAGAGACTTTTTGTGCTCATCGCACTGACGGATCAAGTCAATGATCGTCGTGCGGTAATCACGAAGATCCCACATCTTATCACCACGCTGGTTTCTAACGATGCCCTCGGCCTCACGCCGACTATAGACTCCAGCTTCAGCGATTTGAACTGTGTATCCTTGTCGCTCTGGCCTCCAAAACAAGTCGTTCCGTCCCGGTGCTGTGATGAGCAGAAACTCGGGTGTGTCGTCGATGCTATCTGAATCAGCCAATCTTGGCCTCCTGTTTCAGTCTCTTGCGATAACCGTGACGGCTGATTATGTTCCTTCTCATACCTTCCTTCTTCAGAACGAAAAAGGTCTTAACCAGCCATTCATCTGACATCCCCTCGATTGGTAGGACGACATCTTTCTCTAGCCGTCTCTTCCCACCTTGACCGACGAGCCTGAGCAGCATGACTACACCGCTTTGCTGACGTTGGCGCGTAGGATCTTGGGATCTTTCACCAGCCTCGGTAGCTGGATGGGGTCTGGAACCTTCTCGAACATACGGATTCCGAACTCACGCTCTTTCCGAACGATGTGCTTTCGGACGCCCTTGTTGACGTCGTGACGACGCTTCGTCTTGTCCGCCTTTGGAGGAAGAATCCTCTTTCTGATCCCCTCCCGCATGGTGAAGTCGAATCCTCTCAGCTTCTTTCCCTTGTCATACTGAAGGATTGCGTGCTGAGCGAGCGTCGGAGTGAAGTAGAAGTATCGAGTCTTCTCCTCCAAGAGAGAGAATCTGATCGACTGCAAGTCGACGCTGATGAACTTGGCCTCAGGAATTGCGGTCTTGAGGGCATCAGCAATCATGCAGCGATGCGAGTTCTTCCTCTGTGCGTTTGCGATGTGCTCGTCATCGACGTGAATCCGAATGCTCTGGAGCGGTTCATTTGTCTTTGGCATCATGCCTCCCGTTAGAGTTAACTGTCCGTTCTTCTATGTGGTAGCTTCCATCACGATAAGTGACAGAAACACGACGCACAGCATTGCGTAAAGCCAATTCTGGGTCATGGCGAATAAACCCGCGCTCGCCGTCGTTCCGATGAGCCACAGAAGGTAGAGAATCCACCTCACCGCAAATTCTGATGAGCTTATGGACTCTCTCAAACTTTGTGGGGATGAACTCTCGTTGGAGCGCCTCGTAAATCTCACGTCCTGTTGCCTCGTCGATCAGTAAGAACCTCTGAGATGTCTTCATCCGTTTTCTCATATCTGACCACGACGTTGCCTGCGAACAGAGCATCAATGTCGATGGTCACTCCGTCTTGGAGTCGAGGAATGTCGCCGAGTCCAGTGATACGAAGGAGACGACGCGCACCACGACGCCTTATCTCCGTCGGATTCCTGATCTCGAACTCAATGACGCCATCGCCGTGGTTGACCTTGAGTCTTCCCAACAGGCGAGTTACGAGATGTCCGTTGTCAGTCGCCATAGCCCTTTTCCTCTGCCATCGCACGGCGGAATCGAGGTGAAGACTTGGGAGCTTCCAGTGGATCTTGCGCTTCTCCGATAGTCTGGCCGTTGTCCCCCAGCTCTCGCCAGTCAGCACGAATTACCGACACGAAAAAGAGGGGAGCGAAGTCTTTCTGGGGATGATCGGCCAGCGAGACCCGTCCACCTGCACCTCCAGAAGAAGTTCCGGGAGGATAGATTCCCTTGATCCAGCGTTTCTCCCCACGAAAGTCCTCGACGCAGTCTCCCACCTTCAAGACCTCGCCATTCTTCATCAGCACTACAGTCATCTTGACCTCCTATCTAGTTTATCTTCGGCGGCGTATAACATACTCGCCATCATGTTTGCTTCCGTCAACGTGTCCAATCTCTGAGCAGTAAATTCGATGGACTTCTCCAACTGCCAGCAGGACTTGATGAGAGGAAGTAAACTTGTAGCAAACTGCTCTAATCCTCCCACATCCGCGAATGACTTCACACAGACGTGAAAGTTCTTGTAGATGCGGATCTTTGTCAGCTCCTTCAGAACCTGTCGTCGGTATGCTTCGAATGTCATCATCAGTGAATGACCCTTGGCTCGGCCATCATCAACCAAGCCTGCCACTCGGCGTTGCGCTTGGCCTCAGCGATGCACTCCTCGATGTCCTTCGCCGTTGCAAAGGTTGTCACGTTCTGTGAGAAGTTGATCGCGATGACTCTGTTGATCATGTGCGCTAACAGGACCGCGTCCTTCAATCCGATGAAGCCATTCAGCTCCGTGTATGTCGGAAATGCGTCGGGTCGCTGGCTCAAGTGGCGCACGACCTCGACCTTGTAGCTGTAGAGATCCTCTGCTTCGGACATCATGTCCTCCTACTTCTTCGGACAGGGCTTGAGATGAACAAACGCTCCGACCGCACGACAGCCGGGACAAGGAATGTAGTTGACCCAGTCAGGCATTTCGAGAGCCGAGTTGAATGAGGTCGTATCATACACGCGCTCAGCCCAGACCTTCTCGAAGAACTGCCGACAGCAAGGTGGAATTCCTGAGTGCTTTCCACACTCCTCACTACTTAGACTGCACTGCACGTCGTCCTCCTCGAAATCCCAGTCCCAATCCCAATCCATCCAGTCCTCATCATGAGGATCTCTGTCTGTGAACATCATGTTCTCCTCTTTGATTCTTCTGCGTCCATGAACTCCACGATGGCAATCAAATCCTCCGTGAAATACACGTAGTCACCATCGATGGCGTCGAACTCGAACTTCTTGTCGTCAGGGTTCCATTCGATCCGAGCGACAGTCTCGCCGGTGTCGATCACCTCGATCGTGTCCTCATTCAGATGATGGAACGTCAAAATGCTCTTGTTCATCTTGAACTCCTATTTACCTCTTGCGCCAACACAAACCCATACAAGTCCACGATGGCAAGTATGAGCTTATGGTCAGCCACCTGTGCGACAGTCATCTGCCGGTCGTAGCACAGCCAATTCGTCGTTGCGATCATGGCGCGCACGACCCGACTCCTAAGCGAAATCATGATGCCCTAGAAGTCCACTTCAGCTGAAAAATCTGATAGATCTCTTTCTTGTCGAGACACTCCACCACGCACATCACATGCGTCGCGTAGACATGACGGATCTGACCGTTCCACATCCGAACAATGAATGGACGGAGCGGAAGCCCCATGTCCAAATCCAATTCCACACACGAAATCTCTCTGAACATCCTGTTCACCCTTTGGCTTTTGATGTGGGGAGTCTGCTGTCCTCCCCCATTTTCTGTCAACGAAGCTTCCATCGTGTCCTGCCCTCCCTGAAGATAATGTCCATCATCTCCCGGGTCAATGCAGTCTCCTCTATTGTTGTCTCTCTGCCATCGAGCGTTGCTGTGACATCGACCCGCTTCTCGTCAATGAGTGCTGTGATCCACTCATCGATTGTCCCTTTGGCAATCATATACTTGACGAGAATTGATGTCATCTTCGACCCAATGCGAGAGAATCGTCCTTCGCACTGTTCCTCACCAGCTGGATTCCACTGGCGTTCGTGCATGATGGCGAGTCCGCACACTTCCTGCAAGCCATCGACGCCTTCGCCCGATGCCAGAGCCGAGGCAATCATGACACGCGATGGGCCTTTCGTGAACTGCTCGATGACGTCATCCCGCTTATGCTGCGGCATCCCACCCTCAAGCCACACCGGCTCCCAACCGTATCCTGCGTCGTCGCACCGTGCGAGCAGTTTCGTCATGAGCCTGCGGCCCACAGCGATGTGATGGATGAAGACGACAATCTTCTCGTTCGAGCCGAGCAGAACTTCGTCAATTTCTTCCAGTGTGTCAGGAATCTTGCTGATCGCCACGAGATGACGCATCTTCGAGATGTATGCGAGCAGATGCATGTATCGTATCTGAGTCATCTCGCCCTCAGCATACTCCTTCATGAATCCCTGCATCTCCTCGGCGTATGCGTCTTCGACCTCCTCGGCCAGATCGCAGTCTCTGTAGACGCGACGAACCGGAGGCAGGTCAGGAAGCACGTCTTCCTTCTTACGACGAATAATTAGGTCTTTCGTGAACTCTTTCCACGCTTCCAGCTTGTCGTTGCGAACCCCACGCGCACGACCTTTCTCATCAAAGTCCAGCCATCTGAGCTGAAATCCTGCCTCGGTAGGAAATCTTGCAGAGTCGAGCCAGTGCAGGATCTGGAAGTATTCGGAGCCCCTATTTTTGATAGGAGTTGCTGAAGCTGCCATCCGATATGGATACTCATAAGTCTTCGACAGCTCCTTGATTTTCTGAGTGCGATTGCTTTCGCCATTCTTCATGGCCTGGCATTCGTCGAGGATAACTGTCTTGAACTTCGACCAGATGCTCTCGTCCCACTTCATTCTCCAGAGCGAATCGTAACTGACGACGACGATTGCCTTGGAGAACATCTGCGGTTTGTGATGAGAAGCATACATCACCTGAGCCGGTATGTCGGTCATCCGGGTGACTGCAGTTCCAATCTGAGAGCGGAGTCCCGCTTTACAGACAATCAGTGCAGGAAGCAGTTTCTTCGGATGCAGTCTCAACGGCGTCAGGAACTGGAACGTCTTTCCCAAACCCGGGTCATCTGCGAGCAACGCCCTGAAGTTCGCGCGCTCCAGAAACTTGACCCCGTCCTTTTGGAACGGCATGAGCTGCATCTCGTCGTGCTCGCCGAAATGGAAGTCATAAATCGCTTCTTTCTCATCCCGTTCCTGCTGAGCCTTCGTGAACTCCCGAGTTTCAACCCAAATGTGTCCACACTTGAGCTGATGTAGCTTGCGACTCGCGACAATGCGCGTTGAGAGAATTTCCATCACCTTGCCGCAGGCTTTGCCGTCCTTGCCTGCCGCGTGACAGTATTGCTTTTGAGAGAAAGTTGCCATGATAAGCGTCCTTTAACTGTTCAGCGATTGAACGCTTACGATTCGTCGCCGAACGCTGCAACCTTCTTCTCAGCCTTGGCCGTTGCATCTGCCAAGCTCATTCCCTTAGAAACGAACTTCTCAATGAGCGTTCGCTTCATGGCGGCGAATGGGTCGAACTTCTCTTTCTTGACAGAGCCTTTCGACGACTTCGGGCTGCCGTTCGCTTTCGCAGTTTTGGGCGCCTTGAATGCGAAATCCTCTTTCAGACGCTTCTGACGCTCCTCAGATGATGCCTCTTTCAGCACCTCTCCGCGATAAGCCAGCCACGCCTGAATGCCGACGCGGTTGTCGTAAATGACCCGCTGTGCAGCCAGAATGCGATCACGGATTTCATCCAAGTTCAGGCCAACGACCTCCTGAATCTTGTTGACGAATGTCGTCTTGAACAGCTCGTCCCTGTCATCCGACCTCTCACCGAGTGATTCGATGAAGAGCGCTTCGGCGTTCAGGACGACGTCAGACTGACGCTTCAGTTCTTCCTGTTCGATCTGAGCCTTGCCGATCTTGGCCTCGGCCTCGTCGTGAACCTGATGTGGAAGCTTTTCTGCTGGGACCGAACTCGGCGTCTTGTCCTGCTTAGGTGCAACCGCCTTGATTTTCATCGCGGCCAGCCGAGCCTTCCAATCACTGCCCGTCGAAGTTGTCTTCGCCAACTTGGCTTCTACGACTGGAATTTCCACGCCGTCGCTTGCCTTTGCCTCTGACATTTCTTTCATCTTCTCGTTGTTTTCTGGTTTCTCTGCTCTGAACTCAGACATCATGTCCTCCACTTACTTGTTGATACACGAACTAACGAAGCACCGAGAAAAGGATAATTGTCTTGCGACAACATCCCTTTCCCCGAACTTCATCGGTCCTTAAGAATCTCGTTGATGATACGGATGCGCTGCTCGTTGTCAGCAATCGAGCGGTTGTAGCTGTCGTTCAGCTGGTTATAAGTCTTGATGAATTTCTTCAGAGCCACTGAGGTCATCAGCTCGTAATACGCGCGCAGAGCAGTGCAGTCCAGAACCTTCGTTTCGAGATTGACTTCGTTCATCATGAACTCCTATTAGAATTTGTCTACGATTTGAACCGTTTCACGCTCAGCAAACAGGGGAAGAACATGTGTCCTGACGAATGCAGCTACTAGTCTGGGAAGGTGCTCAGGAGCATATCCCCACATGAGAATGCAGCCGCATCCACAATCTCTGTAGTGCCGCACCGAACGAGCCGACCCCCAAAGATGATCCCAATGATTGCTATCATACTTGATTTCGGACATCCTCTGTCCACAATCAGGGCATTTCGATGGCATTTGCATTCGAGCGAAACCAAAGCGATGAGTAACATCCATTCTCATCACCGCTGCTCCAACGTGTAGTAGGCCGTCGGAAAGCCACCGTTGATTGACACGAGACAGCACGCCTGAAAGTATGTGCCCGTCGCGAACAGATACTCGGCAACATCCTTCGCGTCATTGTGCTCCGGCCAGATCGTGTCCTCCAAGATCCAGCCAGACTCCGTGTGCCGCCGCGTGGCGACGTAATACTCTTTCTTCGATTGCTCGTTCATCATGAACTCCTGATTAATTACGCGATTCTGAGTGTGTGCTCGCCGTCGTGCAGGCGAATGATTGACTTGCACAGTTCCTGCTCGACGTATTGGGAAAGTGAAATGCCCTGTGATGCAGCAATCTCACGCGCACGTTCCCAAATCTCTGGATTCTTCGCATACATTGTGAAGATTCGAGGATTCCTTTTCTTATGCATTAGCTTTTCCTTTGAGAAACCGAATCAGAGCAATTGCTATCATTCCGATGCTCAAAAGAGTTTATAGACGGGAACCAGCCGCAGCCAGTCCCCGTCTCGAATTGTGTTTGATGGATGATTTGGGGTCGCTACTCCCCGCCACGTGCGCGTTCAAGGTATTGGTTTCCTCTTATTCGCTGTATTCAATCGAGACTGTTCTATCTGCTTCCCCTCCGACCAAATTGCCCGGCCTCGGTCATTCAAAGTGTCATACCGGCATCTTCAGGGTTTTGCCTATCCAACAGAGTGTCTCGCCAAACGATGCATTATCCGCAAATGAGCCGTTGTAGACTCACAACAGAGCTTGAGTTGGCGCTAGATGTGGCTTTTAAGTTGTCAAAGACCTGAAGGCCCGCCGCTTCTATCTGAGAATGAGTTTATGCGTAAACCGCGTTCATCCAGAGACAAGGGCTGCAAAGAGCTG